TTCCCATAATATGTAATGTCAGATTCAGAATTAGAACAAGCATTAATACATGATTATTCTGCAAAAATTATTTATTTGTTTGAAAAGTATAAATCAAATCCTTATATGGCAACAAGACTAAAATACCATATTAATAATATTCTACCGGTTACACTTGAAAATGAATTTAAAATACGTGAAAAACGTCTAGAACGAATTCAGTATCTCTCAAATGAACAACAAGTATTTATTCAAGTTTTTTTAAGCAAAAATCAATATTTTTACTTACACAATAATAATTGTTTTTATAAATATAATGAAAAAAATTATAGCATTGTAAAAGAAGATGATATCCAACATCAACTTCTCTCTAGCATTTCTAAGGACAGAAAGCTTATGCAATGGAAATATAAGACTAAAATCAACATTATAAAACAAATCAAAGAGAGAAATCTATTTAAATCTATTCCTGAAACCGACACTATTCAAAATGTACTTAATAATTTGTATCCTGCAATATTTCAAAGTAAAAATGAATCCAAATATTTTTTAACAATTATTGGAGACAATATTTTAAAAAAAGGAAATGATAATATTTATTTTATAAAACCAAAGACTAGAAAGTATTTAAGTGAAATTGAAAATATTGCATATTTAACTACAGGAATTACAAATATAAGCAATAACTTTGTAACTAAATATCACGAAAGTTATAATTATGAATGTTGTAGAATACTAAAACTAAATGACAGCTTAAATATTGATATTTGGTGTGATATCATAAAGAAATTTGGACTGGATATTCTTTGTGTTGCTGCCCATTATTCTAATCGTTATGAAAATGCAGAGACTTTTTTGCAAAATAATGTTAGCGAAGACTTCAAAGTTTATACTTTATTTTTTAAAAATAATAGAGAGAAAGAAATTATAGATAATTTTTGTAATCATTCAATAAAAATATGTAATAATGAAAACCAAGTAAGAATAAGTTGGAAGAATATTCATTATATTTGGAAACTTTTTATTTCAAAGTTTTCTCTCCCAAATATGATTTATTCAAGCCACTTGAAATCATTAATCAAAGAGAGATTCGTTTATGATGATTCATCCGATTCTTTTTGTAACATAACAAGTTTATTTATGCCTCTTGTAAATATTTTTATTGATTTTTGGGAAACAAATATTATTATTGAAACACAGTATAATGAAGATAACGAGTTTGAAATTGATGAATTATGTACGTTATTCAAAAAGTGGAATAATAAAAATAAAGGTAATAATGCAAATATAAGTGAACATAGTGTACTAAAGATTATTGAACATTATTATCAAAATGTTGAAATTGTAGATAATAAATACATACTAAATATAAAATGTAAACTTTGGGATAAATGGTCTGATATTGAAAATGCATTAATTAATTTAAAAAATAATAGTGAAATAGATAAATGTTCTCTCTTATCTTTTGATGATGCATATGATTTTTATTTTAACTTTTGTAATAAAAAAATAAATAGTGATACTAAATATGTTGTAAGTAAAAGATTTTTTGAAAAATATATATATTCAAACTTATCAAACTATATTGAGTTTGAGAAATTTATATCAATATCGTGGTTTCATAGTTAATTTATTCTTGTTGTTGCATATCAGAACCAAGCATTTCAGGATTCAATTGACCTCCATATGCACCCTTTCCTCCTCTTTGCTTTCTGCTACGTCCGTTTTTCTTAGAACCCTTTGTCTTTCTAGATCCAATCATAACGAAACCAAATTTTCCTTTCTTGGTTCCATAACCAGCCTTGATGAGACGTTTTTCCTTCTTGGCAGTATTGTGTTTGGCCTTAGAAACAATGCGGCCATTCTTGTTCATCATAATGTTATCCTTCTTTAATCCACCGCTTGTCTTGTAAGCAGTTCCGTGGTAAACTTGAGCACGAGAACCAACAAGCATCTCAAATTTCTTCCCCTTAATCATGTAATGTCCGTGTGCGTTCTTTGTATAGGCAGTCATTATAAAGTAAATTGAGAAAATAAATATTTTAACGACGGTTGATTTTCTCTCTAAACAATAATTTAATTACACTAAAATAATTAATAAAAGCGTTCACTTTCAAAATTTATTCTTCAATGGACCTCTAATTCCACCAGGTTGACCTTCAAATTGACCGTTAAAATTAACACGTCCATTTAAAAACGCATTTGGATTTGTTCTTCTTTCTTCTAAATAAGATGTCAATGCCTCGTTTGTTAAAAAATTTCCATATTGTGTTCTTCCACCTGGAACAAATAATATTGTGTTTACCTGACGTTCAACTTGTGTTTCTGGTTGTAAATTTAACAAAGCTAGTTTATTCGCGAGTTTTTCATTTTGTGGACATAAACAAACAAATTCCTGATGAAATTTTTTTGCATCAGTCAATAATTGTATTTTTTGTGCAGTTGTCAATAAATTTTTTACTACTCTAGAAATTTTTCCTCTACTGCCAAATAATGTCATCATAATTAATGTTGTTATTTTATTTTTTATTTTTTTATTTTTTATTTAAAATAAAATTGATTCTCGTTTAAACATAAAATCGTATGACATACTATCAAGAATGTCAGCAAATAGCGCAACAACATCTGAACAATTATCTGCTAAATATCAACAGAAAACCGATAAACAACATATCTTGGACAATCCAGATACGTATATTGGGTCTGTTGAAAAAGTAGATTCTGAACAATGGATTCTTAGTGAATCAAATGACAAAATTATCGAAAAAAATATTTCTTACATTCCAGCACTTTTCAAGCTCTTTGATGAAGGTATTGTCAATTGCAGAGACCATGTAATTCGTATGCAACAGGCAGTCACATCTAACCATGAAAATGTATTGCCTGTATCATACATTGACATATCGGTTCAAGATGATGGTACTATTGTGATGACAAATGATGGAAATGGTATTGATGTTGCTCAACATCCTGAGTACAAGGTCTGGATTCCTGAACTTATATTTGGTCATTTGAGAACTTCCACTAATTACGATAAAACCGAGAAGAAAATCGTTGGTGGTAAAAACGGTTTTGGATTCAAACTTGTTCTCATATGGTCAACTTATGGTTCAGTTGAAACTGTTGACCACGTGCGCGGACTCAAGTATTTTCAAGAGTTCAGTAATAACTTAGACACTATCGGAAAACCAAGCGTAACAAAATGCAAAACCAAGCCTTATACTAAGATCGTATTCAAACCAGATTACGCACGTCTTGGTATAGATGGACTTTCACCTGATATGATTGCACTTTTGAAAAAACGTGTCTATGATATTTCCGCTGTAACTGACAAGTCCCTAAAGGTCAAGTACAATTCACAGATTGTGCCTGTAAAGAACTTCCAACAATATATTGATTTGTATATTGGAGCGAAGGGAGATGCTGCACGAGTTTATGAAGAGGAAGGACCTAGATGGGAGTATGCCGTTGCACTTTCACCAAATCACGAGTTTATTCAAGTGTCTTTTGTAAATGGAATTCATACTGCAAAAGGTGGAAAACACGTGGAATACATTTTAAATCAGATTACTCGCAAATTGATTGCGTTTATTGAAAAAAAGAAGAAGGTTACAGTAAATCCCAATTCTATCAAGGAGCAACTCATCCTCTTTATTCGTTGCGACATTGAGAATCCTGCATTTGATAGTCAAACAAAGGACTTTATGAATACCCCATCTTCAAAGTTCGGTTCTTCATGCAATGTAAGCGATAAATTCATTGAGAAGGTTGCGAAACTTGGTGTAATGGATGCTGCGTGTGCTATTAATGAAGTTAAGGAAAGCAAGGCTGCAAAGAAAACGGATGGTACAAAAAGTAAAAACATTCGTGGTATTCCAAAACTGATTGATGCAAACTGGGCTGGAACAGATAAATCTAATCAATGTATGATTATATTATGTGAAGGAGATTCAGCTAAAGCAGGAATCGTTTCAGGATTGTCATCAGAAGACCGCAACACAATTGGTGTATACCCTTTGAAGGGTAAACTATTAAACGTTCGCGGCGAATCAATTAAAAAAATTTCTGAGAACAAAGAAATTTCTGAAATAAAGAAAATTCTCGGATTAGAAACTGGTGCAACATATTCAAGCATTGAAGATGTCAATAAAAAACTCCGTTATGGTAAAGTCCTCTTTATGACAGATCAAGATTTAGATGGGTCGCATATTAAAGGTCTAGGCATTAACCTCTTTCATTCGGAGTGGCCATCTCTTGCACAAATTCCTGGATTTATCGGATTTATGAATACACCAATTTTAAAAGCCCGAAAGGGTTCACAAGAATTGATATTCTATAATGACGGTGAATATGAGACTTGGAAGGAGGAAAATGAAAGCAATGGATGGAAAATAAAATATTATAAAGGTTTGGGAACAAGTACTGGAAAAGAATTTCGCGAATATTTTGAAAAGAAGAAAATCATCGGATTCAACTGGATGGGAACCAGTAGCAATGAAGCGATTGATATGGTCTTCAATAAAAAACGTGCGGATGATCGCAAGGACTGGTTAGAAACATATGATCGCACAAATCATCTTGACACAAATGAGGAGGTTGTCTCTTACGATGACTTCATTGGAAGAGAATTCATTCATTTCTCAAAATACGATTGTGACCGCAGTATTCCTAACTTGATGGATGGTCATAAAACAAGTCAACGTAAAATATTCTTCTCTGCATTGAAGAAGGGTTTAACAAATGAAATTAAAGTTGCACAATTTAGTGGTTATGTTTCAGAACATTCTGGTTATCATCACGGTGAGGCAAGTTTAAATGCGGCAATTGTTGGAATGGCTCAGAATTTTGTCGGTTCTAACAATATTAATTTGTTTATGCCTAACGGTCAGTTTGGTACTCGTTTACAAGGTGGAAAGGATAGTGCATCTGAAAGATATATATTCACACAGTTATCAAAAATTTCAAGAAAAATATTTGTTGAATCAGATGATCATATATTGAGTTATTTAGATGATGATGGACAACCAGTTGAACCAGTGTATTATGCGCCAATTATTCCAATGGTTTTGGTCAACGGTTGCAAAGGCATTGGAACTGGTTTCAGTACAGAAATAATGTGTTATAACCCAATGGAAATCATTGTATATTTAAAAGCAAAATTACAAGGCGACGAAGCCCTTTTAAGTAAAGAATTTACACCTTACTATGACGGATTTACTGGACAAACCTTGAAAGTGGATGAACATAAATTTATGTTCAAAGGAATTTATAAAAAAGTTGGCGTAGACAAGATTCAAGTTACTGAATTGCCTGTTGGATTTTGGACAGACGATTTCAAAGAGCACCTAGAAAGTCTAACAGAAACAACTGGTAAAGATGGTAAAAAAATCGTCCCTATTGTAAAAGATTACGACGATATGAGTAAAGATACTACAGTAGATTTTACAATTACACTTACAAAAGGAAAGTTGGAAGAATTGGAATCCAATGTACTTGATAATGGATGCAATGAGTTGGAAAAAACATTTAAGTTAGTTACAAGCGGTAGTCTTAAGAATATGCATTTGTTTGATGCAGATGAACAGTTGAAGAAATATGATTCTGTGAGTTCAATTATTGATGATTATTTTGTAAAGCGTTTGAAAATGTATAAGGAGCGCAAGGATTACTTGGTTGAAGCAATCAGTTCTGAATTATTGTTGCTTTCAAATAAGGCGAAATACATTAAAGAGAATCTTGAAGGTACGATTGATTTGAGACGTAAGAAAAAAGAAGAGGTTACTGAAATGTTGACTGCTAAGGGTTATGATATTATGGACGATGATAAAGATTATAAATATTTAACAAGAATGCCGATGGATAGTGTTACTGAAGAAAATGTTACTAAGTTGGAGAAAGAGCGAGGAACCAAAGAGGTTGAACTTAACAAGGTGCAATCTATGACTATTCAGCAAATGTGGCTACATGAATTAGATGAGCTTGTTGAAGAATATGATAAGTTCAAGGAAGAGAAGCAAAGACTCATTAATGGATTAAGTTCAGAGAAAAAGGTTAAGAAAGTCAAGAAGCCTGCTAAGCTTACGATTGTATAAGGGAAGCGGGTTGTATAAGAGAACAAATTATAAATAAATAAATTTCAAAAATTTTTTATTTTATTATGAGTTATATATGTACGTTTTAAGTGGTGCAAATGTTCATCTTATCGTAGTATCTTTTATTGTATATATTTTCGTAAATATGATTGAAAATACAATTCACTATAACATTGGTAGAATGAATGTGGATTCTAATGCAAAAATAGAACTTCCTACCAAGATTGATTTTATTAAAATTTTTATTGTAATGATAACATTTGCGTCTATACAAGGTTTTTTAACTTATTACTTTAACAAAATAAAATAAAATAAAATAAAAAAAAATAATATAATAGTTTATGACTATTATATTAGTGTTTGATACCGAAACTACTGGATTCACTCCTTTAATGACTATGCCCAAAACTAGTAAAGAAGATAGAGATACAACAAATAAATTAAAAACTGCATTATTTCACTCTAAAAAACCAAATGTACGCGCTTGGTCTGAATGGTCTGAAAGATGGAATAATATTATTCAAATAAGTTATATATTATACAACACCGATACTAATGAGTTTGAAGCTGTTGATGAATACGTTGATTTGTCGGATGAATTAATAGAAGGTTTTCTTTCTGATGAAAGCACACACTATACTGTAAGAAACGCGTTGATAGAGTTAAAAAATGCAAAAAGTAGAGGTGAATCTAAACAGTTAACCGATGTTGTACATCATTTTTTAGCAGATTTTGAACGTGCTGATATTATTGTTGGTCATAATGTTGAGTATGATAAAAATATGGTACTAGCTGAATTAATGAGTTTACATTTATCTACACGAGATAAGAGGTATTTGGATAGTTTCGTTAGAGTTCAAAATTCAAATAAATATGTTTGTACTGCCCAGCAAGGTATAGATGTATGCAAAATTCAAATGACTGGTTATAATGGCAAAACATATTATAAAATTCCAAGGTTGCAAGAATTATATATGCATCTATTTGGACATTTGCCTGTTGAAGAAAAATTACATAATGCATTAAATGATGTAATTGTTACATTCAGGTGTTTTTATATGATTGAATACAATGATGATGTTTATAATAGAGGTAATCGTGAAATAAATAGTTTAATTGATTCTATCACACCAAGAAAACAAGAAGAAGAAGGTCGCGGATTAAAAAAACATCATAAACGAAAAAATAAAAAAAGTAAAAATAAAAGAAGGCATAAAGGTAAAACTAGAAGGAGAATTATTTCTTCATCATCATTTTAGAAGAAGAAGCCTTGGGTTTCATATTAGTAGCACCTTCTAAATAAGTTGATGCATATTTATGCGCTAAACAAATAATCACTGTAAAAACAACACCGTGAACAAGAGCCACTATAAATTTACCACCTTTAGGGGGTAGGCGAAGAAGTATTCCTGGAGTTAAAACAACGAAGAGTAAAACAACGAAGATACTAAACTTAACGTTCATAATAATATAAACGCATATTATTATATTTTGGGTATTTATTTATGATAATTCTAAAACAAACATTTTTCCTGCAACAGTAAATAAATGAAACCCAATATGATAATATATCCAATTTTGATTTTCAAGATTGTATAAACTACAAGAAGAATTATAACAACTCATCATTAATGATAAATTTGTGCAACCAATCAACTTACTAAAATAATTATTTATCGTGTAAACTCCATAAAGAAAATACATTATTCCACTAAATTTACTCATTACTAAATCAACATTTTTTGTGATCCCTTCTTCTGGTCTAATCCAGTAAATTATTGAGCAAACCATTGCACTTCCTGTAATTGCAGATAATAAATATTTTTTTTTGTAAATTCCATATAACATTGGAATGCTAAAAAGTGATGAACTAGCAATTAAATAATAATTTGGCAAAATCATTATTTATAATATAAAAATATCTTTATATAAGATTTATACCTTTTCTCATTTCAAACTCAAAATAAAATTATAATAAACTTATTTAGAGAGAATGCAAATAGAAGTACAAATAGTTATGAAAATTTAAAACCAAGGGTTAAGACCTAATTGTTTATCATTATTTGATGACATTATAGGTGGAGCAATTGGTGTATACATTGTACTTGCATCAATAATGTATTTATGATATCCATGTGCTTCTCCGTAAACTTGAGGAACACAATAATCTAAAACCATTTTATTCAATTGTTCAACTTGACCTCTAACATTATCAGGTTGATTTGCAGCATATTGTAAAAAGATACTGCGCATAATTATCTTTAATGTATCACATTCTTGGTTGCCAATTACATATTTACCTTTAGACATTTTATAAACTCCAGCACGAATTCCATTTTGAATAATTTGAATATTTTCTTTTGAAAAATATGTATCAGATAGATATGTATTATCCCATAAACCTTCTGTAGGATTTCTTAAAGTTGCACATTGATTAATCGGTATTTTGTCATACATATTAAAGAGGTCTTGAGTTTTAGGACCATTAATATCTACTCTACCATTTGATACAATATTTGAACAACTCATTTATATTAGACTTATAGAAAAAATTATATGTATTTATTTTATACAATGGCAAATTTTCAAGGAATGGTTTTAATGATTACAGGAATTCTTCTTGTTGTCTCTATTTTTTTCGTTGTAATATTATTATATAATTCTAAAAATGAATTGGAATGGCCGCCTCTTATAGGAGATTGTCCGGATTATTGGATTGATTTATCTGGAAATGGAGCACGTTGTGTGAATGTTCACGATTTAGGAACTTGTAGTAATCATGACCCGAATAATAAACATTTAAATATGAATTTTACTAGATTTGATGACTGTGCTAAATTTAATTGGGCACAAGGTTGCGGCGTTTCTTGGGACGGCATTAGTTATGGTTATGGTTCCACAAGTCCTTGTGAGCCTACAACAGAGACAACAGAAACGTCATCATAATTTATAAATTAGTTATTGTAAAAATAAAACAAATAATATAATTGCATAAAGTTAACTTATATTATTATTATAATAAATGAATAACGAAGAAAAATGTTTAATGTTAATAAAAAAACTACCAAATGATTTAGTAGATTGTATTAAATCATATATTAATCCAATTGTATTGTTATTTTTAAACAAAAAATACTATGATAAATATCATTCTTATATTAGGTTATATGTGTTAAATGTTAAAAACCAATATGACAATTATGTTAGAGATATTATTCGTCGTGATAACTTTTTTGTATTTAAAAGAATACTAGTTGAATCATCAAATAGATGGCTCAATTATAAGGATTACTGTTATAAAGAGAAAATTTATACTAATTATTTATACTTCTTGAGAGATTATTGTTCTACAAATGAATCAAATAATTGCAAAAATATATTAGACACCCACCTTTTTGAAACAGGTTTGTGTAAAAATCAACATAAAAAGAATCTTGTTAAAATAATAAAAAGAAAATGGATGAATTAAATATTAATGAACTTTTGGAACGCGAAGAAATTTCTAATAAAATAAAAGATTTTTTAAAAAACTTTGAAATAGAAAAAAACAATCCACTTTTAACTAAAGGTATATATGTTTATGGTGAACCAGGTACTGGTAAAACTACATTTGTGATGAATTTATTGAAACAAATGAATTATGATGTTGTCAAATATGATGCAGGTGATGTCCGAAACAAAAGTATAATTGAAACTATCACAAAGCATAATATGTCTGATAAAAATATAATGAGTATGTTTCATAAAAAAATACAAAAAATTGCTATTGTAATGGACGAAATTGATGGAATGAATAATGGAGATAAGGGTGGAATTAATACCTTGATTAAATTAATTCGTCCAAAAAAAACTAAAAAACAAAAAAAGGAGGAAGTATCAATGAACCCAATTATTTGTATTGGAAATTATCACATTGATAAGAAAATAAAAGAATTAATGAAAGTATGTTTTGTAGTTGAACTTAAAAAACCATCAGTTAATAATATGATCAACATTGTTAAGCATCTTATACCAGATATTGATGAAAACATTGTAAAAAATGTAATTGATTATATACAATGTGATTTGAGAAAACTTAATACAATTCAAGATATTTATAAAAAAAATAAAAATATTTTTAAAGATAATAATATTGAAAAAATATTTCAAATAAAATCATACAATGATGATACGAAAAAAATAACACAAAAATTAATTAATAATCATTACTCAATTAATGAACATTTAACAATTATGAATGAAACCGATCGCACAATTGTTGGGCTTTTATGGCACGAAAATATTATTGATGTTTTGGAAAAAACCGACAAAAGTATTTCGGTTCCATTCTATATTAAATTATTGAATAATATGTGTTTTGCAGATTATATTGACCGTATAACTTTTCAAAAACAAATATGGCAATTCAATGAAATGAGTTCTCTCATAAAAACATTCAAAAATAACAAATTATACCATGAAACATTTAAGAAAAAGGTTAATTATAACCCACAAGAGGTTCGGTTCACTAAAGTATTGACAAAATATTCTACCGAGTATAATAATTCTCTTTTCATACAAAATTTATGTCAACAATTAGGAATGGATAAAAAAGATATCTTTTCCTTTTTTCTTGATTTAAGGAAAAAATATGATGATAATGAAATTTCTACATTCTTGGAAAATTATGAAATAACAAAACTGGATATTAACAGAATTTATAGATATCTTGAAAAATATACAAAGGAAAATGCTGAAGATTTCCCAGATGATGTCATTATTGAAGAAGAACCTACAAATTCTGAAATTGAATAATTATTGGTATTCAAACAAAGATAAATAATCCGAGTTTTAGCTTTTATCAAATGTAAAATCATCTATTAAACCTCCATTTTTAATATTGAAACATGATACATCTGTTATATCTTCAATTAAAAAATTATATTTCTTTATTAATTCTATTTTATTATCATTATTCAAGTTCTTATTTTGCAGTTTATCTATTAAATTTTTTTTATTTAAGTTTTCTAATGTTCTGTATTTTGATTCAAAATTTTCATAGAAAATATATCTATTATCTTTACCCAATTCTGTATTATTTTCAGTCCTGTCATATTTTTTAAAATTATAAACTATGGAGAAAAGAGTTAAAAATGATTTTATCATACTTTTATTATTAACGAATTTTAATTTTATATCCAAATATTAAATTAAAATTATTATTACTTTATATACAAAAATACATATACATTTATTTTTTTGTTTTACTTATATGGTAAAGCTTCTTTTTGTACCACTCTTCTTTTGAAATTTGTGATAATTCTTGAAACTGATGTTTTTCATATTGTTCAGGGCTATCATAGAACAAGGTTGCTGGCTCTTGTCCAGTCTCACCAGTTGCAATAATAACTGAAAAAAACAAATCTTCCTCTCTTGTTCCAACTATAGAACCGGTGTATGCTCGCCCGTCTACTGCATTTCTTATTGTACATCCGTATGGTCCCGATGCAAAAACATCTACATTTTTTATTTTTCCATCATAGTTTCTTCTTTTTAACCTAAAGAGTCTTTTGTCCTCCATTAGATTATTGAGTTTATTTTTGTTTCCAGAACCAAGAGTTGAATCATCAGCATTTTCAAACATTTCGTCGTAGTACATATGTGTATGGCTTTTTATTATACACTATTTTATAAATTATCTTTATATCATTTATAAAATATAATTATTAGGTCTAATGCTAGTTAGAATTTGTTCAAGTTTTTCAAGTTTTTGGTTTACTTCCTTGAGATGTTTTTTATCGTTCACTGAATTAACTAATAATTCTTTCATCTTTTCTTCCATATATTTAATTTTTTCTGTTAATACATTGTTTTGTAATGATAAATTTTGAATAATTTGCACTTGTTCAATTATTTTTGGATATAAAGGGTTTGATGTTTGTTGTCTTTGCATATCTTCAACCATTTTTTTACGTTTTATCTTCAACTCTTCTATTTGATTCAAAACATCAGGTTTATTATGTGGTTTTCCTGGTTCATAATTATCTAATAATTCATCAATATCTTCCATAAAAAACTTTTTAATTTCAGGTTCTTTTACAAAATCATCTACCGTTTTTTTTGTATCGCGTATATTGGGGTCTCCCTTATTTTCTAATAAACTTTTCTTATCAAATGAATTATGTCTATGTGAGAATACTAATATAGATTTTATTGTGTCTAACTGAACAAACGGTATAGTATAATTTTTTAGAAATTCCTTTTCTTCTGCTAAACAAGCATCATTATTATATTTTGTTTGTTTCAATAATTGTTTTCTAAAAGCAAACGTTGCTGCTGTTGCGTGGTTTGGACCATATGGACCGAACTGAAACATCTTATTAATATGTTTAAAATAAATATTTATTTCACTTGAACCAGCACACATTGCACTAGGGTTTTTTTGTAAAGTTTCTACTGCGTGGGATACTCTTTCTGGAGGATAATAATCATCATCATCCATATAAATAATAATACTTCCTTTACATTTTTGATGCATAATATTACGTTTCTTTCCAAGACTCATTTTTTCTTCATATTTGAAATATTTAATTTGTGGATGTGAAGAAACAAGGTCCTCAATTTTATCAGTTCCATCATCAATAATAATCCATTCCATTCTCTCTTTGGGATATATTTGATGTTCAAAACATTTTAACATAATTGGAATAAAAGGACGACGATTAAAAGTTGGTGTACATATACTTACAAATGGAAGTTGCCCAGATGATTTTTTCATTTAATTAATTAAAATAATTATTTTATATCATTTTAATTATTTATTGATATTATTAGATATTTTTCTTGTCTTCTTTGTATTAATTTGTTTTTTTCCTCCTCCTGTAATAGGAGATGTGGATACGTTATCGGAATTAGTTTTTTGTGTATTATCTTCTTCCTTAGGTTCGTATGCTTGTGCTTGGGCCATTGGTATTCCTTGTGCTTGGGCCATTGGTATTCCTTGTGCTTCTGCTTGCGTTTGTGCATCTGCTTGCGCTCCTTGATCACCACCAACAGAACGTTTTGATATTTTAATTGCAGATAAATAGTCATCTTTTGTTCCTTTATATGGTGTAAATACACCAAACATATTGTCAAAAAACCAAATTAATAAAATAACAATAAATGCTGTAATTGCTATAGCTGCTCCGTTTTCACTATTAGAATTATATGCTCCTATTATTATATAATATGCAAAATGATACATAAGAACATGTGCCTTGAACCTAAACATAGTTGACATAAAATTACCAAATGTAAACTTCTCTTCTTCAGGTGCACCTTTTAAATGTCCTGTTGCAAATAACGGAAATACAATGCAATAAATTGGCATAATAATTCCAATAATTGCACCAACCATAAAAGGAATTCCCATAAGACAAAAACCTATAAAATAATACAATAAAATCCACCAATCAGGCTTTCCATCTTTCCATGAAACGGTTACAGGATTTGCATCATCTTGATTTTCTTGTAAAGGATTTCTAACAGCCCAAAATGCTGTAATATAATAAAACCAAGAGAAAACAAACAACACCAAATTTACAAAAATTATAATTGGGAATAAAATTGGAAGTATATAAGGAAGTATAAAAATGATAATAGATTCTGAAAGAGGTGTTGTTGCAACATTATTTAACATCTTGAACATCTTATCAAATAATGAAAAATTTGTCAAAATAACAGTACTTAATACTTTACCAAAATAATAACTGTATGTATTTGACTTTGGACCGTTCAATAACTCCATTAACCATTTTATTACTCCACTATTTGTTAATGCACTTGAATTATCTTTAAAATTGAACTCAAGTTTTGAAGATTGAATCATATCATCTTTGTAAATAATGTTTATGTTAACGGTCTCATTTTTATATTGTTTGCATCCAACATTCGGTTCAAATATCTCTTCTGGAATCATATTACCATTCCCATCATCAATAAATGATTGCATTCCTGCTATAGTTAATTTACATCCTTCTAATGTTGTCGGTATTAAATTTGCAGCTGCAACTTTACAATCATATAATATTATAACTCCAATAACAGCATATACTATTAAATATATTGAATTTGCTATTAAACTTCCAAAAAAATTTGGCGCTGATTCTGTTGCTTCATCTATTTGTTCTTGTTGTTCTGCTTCATCTGGATTATCTGACATACTATAAAATGATATAAAATTTTGCTAAACAATATTTTATTCTCTTATTATCTTATGAAGAGTGAACAAATATATATATTAATATTGGCGTTTATTACACTAGTATTATTTGTGTGGTTATTTAATTGGATCCATAAAGAAGGAAGATATATTATTAAAGAATCATTTACTAATTCTGAATTAAATGATACAGGTACACCTAATACAACCCATAATGTTGACCTCCCAATTAACAATACATTAGATTGTCAAAATATGTGTGGTCCTTTAGCTCGTTGTTATAAAACTGGACAACAATGCACAAGTGATATAGATTGTCCTGGTTGCGATCCAGATAACCCTAATGAAGAATACAATACAAATTATCTTAAGGATAATAAGGGAGAGAATGATTCTGGTAAATTATCTTATTATGCTCCACAGTTTTCAAGTTTAACTACAGATATTGGAACAAAGGCTAAACTAGTTGGAGATAGATATTCTATAGCACCTCAGTATGATATTGGAGTAAATATATGGAGAAGTTCATTTGATGAAGGTAATAAATTATTTGATAAACGTTATTACAGTGGTTCTTTGCCATATACTCCTGTATACCCAAAGAGAATGACTCTATCTGGGGAATTTGTTGATAATGGTCCACTTGCATCAAATGATTATTTGTAAATTCAATATTTTTTGCATATTTTTATGAAATTTTCAAGAATTATATGAGAGTGTTCATGAAATTCTGGATGGAAAAGTGTTCCATAATATTTATCCTTCTTAAATTCAAAGGCACATCCGTGTTCCTTCCCATTTTTTTTGAACCATGCGATTTCTTTTACTCCATCTCGTACACTTGCTATTGGCAAATCAGAGAAACAGAATTTAACATCAATATTATCTAATTTATCAAACAATGGTGATTTACTATCAAGTTCAACTTCTGTTGTCTCACAAAAAAGATTATGCTTATTACTTAGTTTTCCACCGAATATCATAGTTAAAAGCTGACATCCAAAGCATATTCCTAACACAGGAACATCAAACTCAATTAAACAACGGATATCATTTGCAAATGTTCTAAATAAAATATCTTCAGTTAATTTCAAATAACTACCGGATAAAATAATTCCTTTTACTTTACCCTTTAGTTTCATTAAATCATTTGATAGTCCAGTTGTTTCATAATATGGAATTTTTAAAGATTCCAATGCTCCTCTTAATTTTGTAATGTATTATAGTCGTCTTATATTATTAGAATTATTAACTAGAAGTATCATATATTATTTTTTTATTATTTTTTTATTTATAAAATAATAAAATCTAAACATAAAAGTTTGGTGAGATGGAAAGTAAAATTGAAAAATGCAAGTTTTTTCATACCCAAAAGTGATTCGACTTTTCAAAAATGGACAAAAAAAATGTCCAAATTCGAAAAGCCAAAAGACTTTCTGAACTTTTTTTTTTCAAAAAATGGTTTTGCATCATAATGCTCTAATTTCTGTTTTTTTACTAAAAAAAACGTGAGCATAATTTTTAAAATATTTTTCAGTAAATATTTGTGTGAAAATTCTTGTTGATATGTGTCGCAACAATTGTCAACGTTTTTTTCACCAAATAATTGCATTTAATTGTGGTAATTTTTACAATGCATTATGTATCGTACAAAAAATTAGTTTTAAAAAAACATCACACGTAAAAATAAAAAATGGGGAAAAATCAACAAAGGATTGTGATTTCGCAACATTTGACAACGTCCATAAAGTCTATTTGTTACTATTAAAATGTTTTTTTTTACATAGTTATATAAATATATATACATATTGCATCAGCATAATTATACTGTGAAAAATACTCCTTACGATAATAAAAATAAAAAAAAATGGTGAGATGGAAAGTATAATTGAAAAAATGCAGATTTTTCATACCCAAAAGTGATTCGACTTTTCAAAAATGGACAAAAAAAATGTCCAAATTCGAAAAGCCAAAAGACTTTCTGAACTTTTTTTTTCAAAAAATGGATTTAGATCATAATGCTCTAATTTCAGTTTTTTTACTAAAAAAAGTGTGAGCATAATTTTTTTCATATTTTGCAAAAACTATTTAGGAGATATTTCTTGTTGTAATGTATGACAACATTTGTCAACGAATTTTTCACAAAAGAAAATGGATTTTACAACTGTAATTTATGTAATACAAAATGCTGTAGAAAATCTGAATGGCTTAGACATTTATCCACACGTAAACATAAAAAATGTGAAATTTCAACAGAAAACAGTGAAATCGCATCATCTATCAACGCTGATAAGTATGTTTGTCACTGTAAAAAAGTATATAAAGATCGTTCAGGACTATGGAGACATAAGCAAAAATGCAGCGAAGAAACTAATGGTGAAATTACTCCTGACGATAAGAATTTTGATAAAGATATGTTTTTTTCTCTTCTACAACAAAATAATGAGTTTAAAAATGTTATACTAGAACAATCAAGGCAAATAATGGAACTAGCTAAAAATAATAATTCTATAACAAATAATATTAACAATACTACAAATAATAACCAAAAGTTCAATATGAACTTCTTTTTGAATGAACAATGTAAGGATGCCTTAGATATTATGGATTTTGTTAATTCTCTCAAGGTTCAATTAACAGACTTGGAAAATACTGGGAAGGTTGGATATGTCAAAGGGATTAGTGATATTTTCTTGAGAGGGCTGAAAGAGCTTGATATTTATAAAAGACCAATTCATTGTAGCGATTTGAAGAGAGAAGTAATGTATGTAAAAGATAAAGATGTTTGGGAAAAGGATCAAGATAAAAAGAAAGTTAAAAAGGCTATTCAAAATATTGCACATAAAAATTTTAAACAAATAAATGAATGGGTTGAAGTAAATCCTGAATCTAAGGATATTCAAACAAAGAAACACGATGAATATATGAAGATTTTAATTAAATGTTCAGGTGGTATAAATCTAGAAGAAGATGACGTTTTTTATAATAAAATAATAACAAACGTCGCAAAAGTAGTACATATTGATAAATAAATATTTTTACACCTTTTCTCATTCTCATTTCACTTCGTAGTAAATGTCCATTATAAGGTAATAAATAATAATATATTTTATTTATTATTTATTTTTTATTTTTTATAAACCATCTATCCAGAAAATCTATAACAATTTATTGAATATTAAAGTTGCAATATTGTCCTTTAATTTATTAATAGATTTACCTTTTTCAAAAAATAAATTTGCTCCTGCATTTAAGGCCTGATTACCAAATTCAGGAATAGAAGATAATGCAATAATTGGAATTTTATCATCTATTTCTTCACGAATTTGTTTAATTAAAACAGTACCATAAACATTTGGAAGAAATATATCTATGAGTAATATGTCATAATCAAAAACTTTATTTTTTAATAATACATAAGCATCATCACTATTTGTAACTGAATCTACATAACAAAAATCAGTTTCAAATTTATTTTTTAATAATTTATAAAAAGAGATACTATCATCTACAATTAAAATATGTATGTATTCTGTGATACTACATAAACTACTTAAACTACTTAAACTTGAAATTTGTGATATTTCATTTTTAATAACAATTGGTTCAATCTTATTATTTTTTAAAAATATATTGAAAAAACTATACATATAAGAAATCATTTAATACTATTTATAAATAGAAATATTTATATAAATATTTCTATTATACTTTCTATAAATAAAAATTATACAACTAATTTATTCTTTGCTGTTGTTGAGCTAAAACAGCGTACTCTTTATCGCGCTGTTGTTGAAGTTTTTCAATTGTCATATCTCCACTAAGCTTGGCTTGTTTATAGTCGTGTTCATCAGATGGAGTTGTAATGGTATCTTGATAATTTAATGGAACATAATTGTGCATTTGTCGCATACCACCATTTCCTTTAGTATTCAAATCTTCAGAGTCCATGTCTAAGAAACTGTAATTATCTGATGCAACCCCACAAAATCCACCACCACCTAATGAAAATGCCATAGGTTCCATATTATTACTTGTGGCTTGCCTAGTAATAACTTCTTGTTTAGGCCTTAAATGATTATGAATTGCATCGCCATAAATAACTTGATAACCTTGATTTAAAAGAAGAAGTGCTGGAACCTTTGTAACATTTTCAGGCATTATAATTTTTTGTTGATTTTCTAAAACAATATAAATTTTACCATCATCACCCTTAGTTCTTTTGTCAATACAAATAAAATGTATGTCTTTGCTTAGTTGACTTTTTGATAAACCTTGTAATAATTTTTTAGAATGTTCGCAAAAATTACTATAATAAAGTATTGAACTCATTATTTTATATTAAGTTTATTTCATCGTTATTTTAACTCATTTTTTACAATAAATAAAAAATTGATTAATTATTTTATATTAAATATACTGTATAATATAAGATAATAGAATGAATCCAATCATTGATAACATAATTGAAGAAAATGGAGCTCTTAAGTTCACCTTAAGTGGGATAAACGTTAGTTTGGCTAATGCAGTTAGACGAACAATTATTTCAAATATCAAAACTGTTGTATTTAGAACAACTCCATACGAAGAGAACAAGTGTTCTATTATTATAAACACATCACGTCTTAATAATGAAATTCTTAAACAACGTTTAAGTTGTATACCAATTCATATTACAGATCCAGGATTTCCAATTAAAGATTACGTGGTTGAAGTAAATGTTGCAAACAATACAGACACCATTATGTATGTAACTACTGGTGATTTCAAAATTAAAAATATTCATACAAATGAATATTTACCTGAAAAAGAGACTCGTGAAATATTTCCTCGTGATGAAATATCAGGAGACTTTATTGATTTTGTGCGTTTAAGACAAAGAATTTCTGATGAAATTCGCGGAGAACAATTACATTTTATTAGTGAACTTTCTATTGGAACACTAAAAGAAGACTCAATGTTTAATGTTGCATCTACTTGTTCTTATGGGTTTACATTAGATATTGTAGCCGTTGATGATGAATTAAATAAAAAAGCTCAGAAATGGAAAGATGATGGTAAAACAAAAGAAGAGGTTGACTTTTTGAAGAAAGATTGGAAATTACTTGAGGCTCTACGTATTACAAAGAAGGATAGTTTTGATTTTGTTATAGAGACTGTTGGTGTTTTCTCAAATCAAGATTTAATAAAACTCGGTTGTATATATTTAAAGGACAGTTTGGAGAAATTGAAGACAGTTATTGAAACAAATGAAATTAAGATTACGCCTTCTGTTAGTACAATTAAAAATTGTTTTGATATTTTACTAGAGGATGATGATTATACAATAGGTAAATGTTTAGAGTTTGCAATGTATTCAAAGTTCTTTGAATCTGTAAAGAGTTTAACATATTGTGGTTATATAAAAATGCATCCACACGACTCAGATAGTATTTTGCGAGTTTCGTATGCAGAAGAAATTGCAGATAATTCAATAGTTAAACAGAATATGTTGGAATGTATTGAGGAATTAAAAATTGTGTTTGATACTATTAGTAAAAAATTTTAAATGTATAAATATATAAATAAACAAATGCAAAATAATAGACCATTATCATCATTGACTTCAATTTCATATAACTCATTATTTGATAATTATGCGGTACACCCATTACAACTTAGACAAGGAGAAAAATATTTTTTTATAACAAAACGTGGTAATAGAATTGATTTAGGTGAATTGAAAAACGTAATAGTAGTAAGAGGTGTACCGTTAAAACGAGGCGATGTAATAACTGCTAGATATGTATTGTTACAATTTGATAAATTTCCTAAAGATTATGAAGAATCTGAAGATTCAGATTTTGAAGAAATAGATGATATAGATAAATACTATGATAATGAGATGTTAAGAGAAGGTGAATACGAAGATTATCATAATCAAGGATATATATTTTTAAACGGGAACAGAGTTTTAATACTTCCAAATTCTGAGAATAATCTCACTGCTGAATCAAGTGCAAAAGGGAGAAGAACAAATAAATCAAAAAATGTAAAAAGGCAAAAATACAAAAAAGACAAAAAAGACAAAAAGACAAAAAAGACAAAAAAGACAAAAAAGACAAAAAAGACAAAAAGCAAAAAACAATATAAAAATTTAGATATATTATAAAAATGCGAAAATGTTATTTATTAACTTGCGATAGTAATTCAGAACGTGCACAATTTTCTAAAAAAGTATTAGAAAAAGTAGGGTTTGATGTAAATTTTTTCCAAGCAATTCCACCTGAAAATAATATATTATCAAAAACAAATAAGATATTATCAAATAAAAATAGTATGCTTACAATTTATGACATAATTGCAAATGGAGAAGATGAATGGGTATATGTATTTGAAGATGATGTTAATATTATAGAAGATATTACGATAGATGAAATTATTGAATATGAAAAAATATCTAATAATTTATTTTTTTTGGGTGTATGTATGTATGAAGTAAACAGTGTGCATTTCAAGAGATTATTTGTAAATGAACATCCAGTTGCAATTGTAAAAGGAAGTGTTAGAGGATTACATAGTATTGCACTAAGTAAAAATGGAGCAACAGAATTATTAAAATTTTCAAAAAATATGGAAAATTATCTTTTTATGGATATGATTTTAGAAAAATTTACATATTTATATCCAGCAAATGTAGTAAGATATGACTTAGAAAGTTACATAAAAGGTCATAGAGGCATATTTTTTCAAGACCGCAACCGTTTTCCTACTACAATTTAGATAATAATATAATTTTAATTTATATTATTATTATAGGTATTTTTAATATTTGTTTTTAATATTATTTTTTATTCTAAAACTGATATAGTGCTATCGTAATTTACTTTAAGAATATCTACTTGTCTCTTATGCATATCAAAATTTAAAGCATACATTTGTAAAGTAGGATGTACTTTATTGACATAATCAATTACAACTCTATTAGTAATATGCCGTCCTTGTTCTTTTAATTCATTAACATACATTTGATGAATATTATACATATGCGTTCTGTAAATTTCTCCGTATTCTTTCAAAGGCTTTTGCTTTTTTATATAACAGTCAATATAGTTTTGATAAAGAGCTATGGTGTATTTATGAAGTAAATCTCTAAAAAATGAAAACTCCTTTTTATGTTCAGGATAATAGACAAGATATTCCTTAATTTTATTTTCTTGACGAAGAGATAAATATTGATACATTAATTTTGGCTGATTTCCCCTCAAATGGCGAACATTTTCATAAACAGGATTGCGACATTTTGTTCTTACACCAGTATTCAAATTTTTTAAGACAACTCCAACTACACAATAACTAGTATTCATACTGGCATATTTTTCAACTAGTTCGGAACAATTATTCCAGTCCTCGTATATTTCCGGAAATTGAATAGTAGTTTGACTCCAATTATCGTGTTGTTCTTTAATTATATTCATATTAATTGGTGCAATATTAACTACATTCCCTTCAGTATGTATAATTTCATAAACTGCAACCAAATATAATTGTGGTTTAGAAAATGGAATTACAATACGATTTTGTGGATGTTGCAATACAAAACTGTAAGAGTATAATGGATTTAGTTTATTAAAATCAAGTCCTACATAAGTAGCGGCTTCCATAAACATAGAACGAAATGTAATAGATGGTTTAGTTGAATCTTTATAGAATGATACGTCTGCTCCAACATTGCTTCTTGTAGCGATTTCCCACGAACCAGAAACGCCAATATTTGAATCCCAAAACACATTTATCATTGTACCTTCTATAAATTCTTCTGCAATAATATTTGTACTTTTTTCAGGATAAAGAGTTGAGAATGTTAGAAAAGGTATAGATTTTGGAGGTGAGAATGATATTACACGATTATCTTTATTTAAAATAACAGAACGCAATAATCCTCCTGTAGTTATCTGGTCATCACAAAGAAATGATTTGTTATAACGAATAATGCTATATTTTTGTTTATTAGAACTTTCACAATTAATTTTATTTATTTTTAGAGGAGATAAACATTCTGTTGAATTTGGAGAAATAATATCATTAAAACCAGGAATAGAATTCAAATGGTAAATCACACTAGACATTTATAGATAGTTTTAATAGTAAAATGTCTTTAAACTATATATTTAATGATTTTCCGTTAGAGATAAAAATTTCTATTATAAATATAGGATAATGTTATCATCAACATCCAATAAATCTGAAAAGGACCCTGAAGAGAATATAGCAGATTTAAATGAAGGAGAAGAAGAAATAAAAGTTAAAGATGTAGAAGAACCCAATCTAGAAGAGGTTGTAGATACTGAAGTTGAAAATAAAATGGATAATGATAAACAACTCGGAGATGATGAACAAACCGGAGATGATGAACAAACCGGAGATGATGAACAAACCTTGCAATTAGGAGATGTTGTATTATTAAAATCACCTGAAAACGAAATATATAATAATAACAAATTTATTATTGAATACATTGATGAAGAACATATCAAATTAATTAACGTGGATAATATGCAACAAAGAACATTGCAAATAAAAGATGGAATATTAGGAGATGGTTCAATTAAAGGTATTGATTTAATTTACCGCAATCCTGAAAAGGGATATGCAAGGCAAAATGGATTGCTACCAGATAAATGGGTAAACATTTATTTTGGTGGAGAATATCCAGCAATTATTACAGGTAGAATATCAAACTTAGAATCTGATATGATTGAGATAACATTGCCTGATAACGATGTTATTTATCTTAACTTTGGTTATAAAGGTATTCCAGAGGATTTACCTATTGAGACAATAGAATTACGCGAAGCACCTGAGACTAAAAATAAGGTATTAGAAGAAAAGGAAGAAAAGGAAGAGGAAGAGATAGAACTCTTTGATGATAATCTAGAATCCGAATCAGAAGATGAATTTGAGAGAGAAAGGCCTAAAATTAATATAACAATTAATGAGGTTAAGGATCAAGCAAAAGAATTTATAATATTTGCAAATGAATTAGAGTTTGGTGAAGAACTTGGTCCAATTAAACAATATGTTGGTGTAAAAGAATCTCAACAAAGATACAATATAGATTATCAAACGAATGATTTGTTAGATGAATTACTATCAGATATTCCAAGTGTAGAGAGAACAAGTAGTGTTTTGAACAATATACATATTATGATTGAACGTTTCAAACAATTACGTTCAAGTTTTTCAACATTTGATGAGTATGGGAATGTAACAAATTCTCTTAAAAAGGATTCACAATGGAAACCTTTGGCAAAAGACTTGGAGAAATTCAAAACCGCATTGTATTGGTTACTTCCAATTGCAAAAAATAGAAAAAAATTATATAATGTAAATTATGATGAAGTAGAAGGTGAAAATACAACTATTTTATCGTTAGATTTAACTAATGATTTAGGAGAGATGGAAAATATTGTGAGAAATTACAAATCAGGTGCAACTGGTGAAGAAAACATTAAATATGTGACATTAATGAGTGAATTAAATCCATATTTTACACCGTATGATGATGTAAATCCTGAATCAATTAAAGATGTTTTATACGGTGAAGAGGTTAAAACAAATATTAATGCAATTATAGATAATTTGGGTGATTTTTATTCATCTGTTGCAGTAAATGATAATATAAAAACCAGACGTTTTTTAATTCAAAAATATAATTTAGGTCTTTCTAGATTAGAAGCAACAAATTTAAAGGGTGGAAAAATGATTAGTCATAGAGTATCATTAACACAACCAGATTTCATTCAAATTTCATCCATTCTAACATTGCCTGAACCAGCTATTAGATTTTCTAAAATATCTTTGCCGTCATCAAGCATTATGGAAAGGGCGAATTTAAATATGCATTTCTTAAACTATTGGCAAATTTTAAACACTGTAACAAATGTAGAAAATATACAAGTAAATGACGTTAATAATGAATTAGACATTCAAGAAGAAGATTATTTTAAAAATATTAAAAACTATTTTTTGATTGAAAAAAATAAAGACTTATCTTCTTTTGAAAACTATAAAAACTTCTTAAATGTAGTTATACCAAAAACAAGAGTATTATTTAATCTTGTTAAAAAATACATAAAAGGAAAGTTAACCTTAAAGGATGTTGTCGGTTTTTTAGAACCTTTTTTAATATACACAGATGATTTGACATATATGCAATACAAGGAAATTAATAAATTTTTACAAGAAAAAATTCTTGAATACAAAAAACTATTTGTAGAAAAAAGCAAATTATTTGGAGTATTAAAAAACGCAACATATAAACAATCGTCCAATGAATCTTCTACATTAATTGTAAATTTATTAGAAAGACTTTCAATGAGAAAAGATGTATTAGATAGTTATGATGAAAAAATATTAAACGAAAATATGACTAATTCAGAATTATTGAGGCGAATGACTGCAAAAGATTTCGGGAAACTATATAATGTTGCAGTTTCATTAGAAAATATAGTATTAATGTTGCCCAATAACGTTAATAAATTTCTAGAAGATGAAGCTGAACTAGCTAGTCGCAACACAAAACAAGCAGATGATAATAATAGTTGTAAAAAATATGTTATTGCAAAACAATACTCTAATATAAAAGATTTGGAAGAAGATAATGGAAAGACGATATATTTTGATAAAAAATACGATAAAACAAATTATGGATTATTGGAAAATTATGAAAAGGAACAAATAGAAATGAAACCAGAAGAGTTTGAGGTCTTTTTAAAGGGTAAATTAATAACTAAACATAATTATAACTTAGACGAGGCACCATATATTGCGGATGCGTTATTAAACGGAATGAAAACAGTTGCAGATGGTGACCTAGCAATAGTTTATTTAAGTGATGATGCAGAATATATGTATTATACAAGAGAAGCTAATAAATGGGTTAAAACAACTGAATTAAGTGACGAAAATATTGTATCAACAGATGATAATGTATTGTGTAATTTACAAACAGATTGTATTGAAGTTGATAAAAAATACAGGGCATCGTGTGAATCATTTGAATTGAACAAGGCTGAACTATCTGAGACCGCATTAAAAGAAATGATTAATGCATTTGACAAAAAATATAAATTTTCAAAAGAAGTTAAAGAAGAAGAAATTAAAAAGAGTTTTGATTATCTGTTTGGTATAATGGAAAGTCTAGAAAATATTGAGAAAAATCGTAAATATAAAAATAATAAACAACAATATGAATTGGGTATAAATGATGAGAATGAAGAAGCCGCAATTACATCACCTTATACTAAACTAAGAGATGCTATTTTGGGAACAGAAGATTTTGTTAAAAAACAAAATGATATTGTAAAATTTTGTAATCGTTTTACGAGAGAATCTACTATTGATGAAGAGTCTAATGATCCAAGAAATAAACATTGGTTATATTGCATAAAAACAAACACGTGGCTTATGCCGATATTTTATCTTGTTCTTGCAAAATCATTTTTGATAGGTCAAGATGAATATCAAGAAATGGTTGCTATTTTAATTAAAGATATTGGAAAATTGAGTGATGATGGAGATATGTGGGTAGATGAAAATAGTGGTTATCCTATTAAAGCAATAGATTATGATGTTGAAGAGGGTTATGAAGAGAGTGGATTTAAAAGAAGAACTCGTGGTGTTTTGGATGAGGATGTTGGTGAAAATATTTTAAAAACAAATTCAACATTATCAAAGGGAAAATTAGAAACAAAAGAATCAAGAATAATATCAAATATTATTACATTTTTATCTGGTTCTATTGGAATTAATATGACCGAAAGTCGTGAATTTATAATAAAAATTGTATTAGATGCATTAAGAGTAGCACTAATAAAAGAGGATGAACATAAGGTAAAAGTACAAGAGATGGCAAAAAAAGGTAAGAAGCTACCATCTTATACAGAAGTTTACAATTTGACAATTCTCTATTTGGCTTTAGGTGGATTTTTAATAGCAGTTCAAACAAGTGTACCTGGAATTAAAACACGTAAAACATATCCTGGTTGTGTAAGGTCGTTTAATGGATACCCAATTGAAGGTAAAAATGGAGATATGTCAGGAATAACTTATTTAGCTTGCATTGCAGAGAAATCTAAAAGCTCTATAGAACCTTGGACAGCACTAAAAGGGTCAAAAATAGATAAGATTAAAGAAAAGATAATGGCTTTTACAGATAATTATTTATTAAAACACTCTGATGTTGTTCGCAAAATAGAGGAAAAGGTAGAATATTTAAATAAATATCCGGTAGGTGAAGAAATACCAGATGAATATAATTTAATAAAATGGAATAATTTTCTTCCACCACTTGTACCTTTCAAGATTAAAAGTAATCTACTAGAAAATATATCTTCTCACTTTAAGAAGGCATTATTAGATGATTTTAAATCAGGTTCGGGTCATCAAAGAGAGAAATTATTAGTATTACATTCAAAAATTATTGTTTTTTCTCTCGCGATACAAGAAAAAATTCAAAATGTAGTAAATGAGAAACAATCTAAGTTGTTACTAACAAATTCTATGAATGAACCCTTTTTGGAGAACTCTTGTTGTAATGAAAAGAGAGAAAATAATACAATTCAATATTTTGAAGAGATACAGCCTGATATTACAAATTATAATTTAATTGTAAAAAATCTAGAAAATTTATTATATGATATAAATGCAATTACAATTGCCCCATTTTTATTTTCAAAAGAGAACACAAAAAATATATATCCTCCTTTAACTGACCAATACAATGAAGAAACGATATATCTTGCGTTTATTAAATACTGTAGATTTACTTCATTGATTCCAATGAATGAAGATTTATTGCCGATATGTGCAGATAAACCTGAAACCGGATTTTTATCAAACACGGATAATTTGAGCGAAATGATTCGTAAATTGAAACAGATAGGAAGAGATTATAATAGTGAAATGTTATTGAGACTTATGCAAGTAATTGAACGTAATAATATTATAGATATAAATGTTAATCCTCTTGTTGAGAAACCAATACAGAAAATGAGAGATTTAATAGAATCTATAACTGCAGAAAATGATGAAGTTATACCAAACCTATTATTGGATAACATTAATGGTATATTAGATTCATATGAGCTTGCAGTAGAAAATGACACTCAAGAAATGAAAACACTAAAAAATTATTTGGGAAGAAGCAACGAAAATATGAAACAACAAATAGTTGAATTTATTAAAGAAAATGCAAAATTATCAAAGTTAAAAGGTAGAGATATTTATAATGCAATTGATGGAATAATGAAATGGGAGTCTATGGAAGAAGAAAGAACAAAAGAAAGAATGAGTAAATCCATATCAGATAACATTAAATATAATTCTATTAAATTTGTGAAAGAGTTTATGAGAGATATGATTAATGTATTTCCAAATATTATTCTCAACAAAGTGGATTATACTTCTGTTAAAATTCAGAATTATTTGAAGTTATCAAGAAACCATCAAAATGATATTCGTAATAACATACGTGATTATTATTCAGGATTAAGAATTTTTTATGATGATAATAAATTAGTTAATGTACTAAAGACAATTCAAAACAAATGCAAGAATTTATTGTTATTAGCATTGGAAACTCCATCATTTACCGAAATAAATTATAATGATAAGGAGATTTACAATATTTTTGATAGGAGAACTAGTATGTTGTTATTTGAAAATTATATGTTGCAAACATTAGTTGCATACATAAAATTGTCAAGCAATGATGAAATGGTAAATTTAGAATTGCCTGAAGAGAGTAAAACAGAAAATTCTAATCCAGAATTTGAAGAAGAATTGACAACACTAGAAGAGTTAGAATTTAAAGAACAGCGTCTTGAACCAAAGAAAATTCGTAATGATATTATTATGACAGGAAATATTGCAGATTTGAAAGAAAGAACATCTAAATTACTTATAGCATTTATTAATATTATGAATGAACATAAATCATTAGTAGATATGAGTTATGAAAATATTATGGATATTTTATTCAAGACAAAAGAAAAGGAAAAGAATACATTTACTGATAGATTAGAAGCAATAACTGATGAAGAGAGAGATGTTGATACAGAATTGAAAAAAAATAAATTAGGTCGTTGGAATAAGGGGTTAAAGAAGGGGTTAACCCAATACGTGGCGGAAGATTACGATGAAGAACGAGATGAAATGGAAAAGTTGACACAAGTAGAGAAAAATGTTAGAAAAAACAAGAAGGTAACAGACGAAAATATTTCTCAATATATAGATGATTATTTGGAAGAGGAGCAAGTTGATGATGAAATAGATATGGAAGACAATGATTTATCAAATTTAAAAGGAGAAGGGGGTGATAGTGATGATGAAATAGACCAAGATGATCAAGACTCAAATCAATGGAGTGGTTGGGAACAAAATGAAGATTAAAATATTCGCGAATAATTATAATTAATTAAATTAAATTTATTTATAATTATAGTATAACATAGAATATGTATCATAATTTTATAAGAAATAATCCAGTACTTGTGTCAATATTTTTATTTATGACAATATTTGCATTAATAGTTATGTGGAAACCCGGATTTTTATTTAAAAATGATGGGAGCATTCGTGAATTTGGAGTTGGTTATAGAAATAAAACGATTCTTCCAATATGGCTATTGGCAGTTATTTTAGGAATTTTAAGTTATTTATTTGTCTTATATTATTTAGCTCAACGTTCTTTGTTTAGATAACAATATTATTTTATTAATTTTTCAATAAAATAATTAGTAAGATAATACAAGATAAATTAAATTGTGTATGTTTGAGATTGAAGTGCATCCTTATCGGTCTGAACTTTGGCCTGAGCATCCAAATATTTCTGGCGATTTGCTTCCATTGTAGCTGAATCAACACTACATCCTTTAGTTGCAATTTTCATTTGAACAATAGAAATTAATAACATTGCAGTGTAAAAATACCATAAAAATTCGCCAATTGAATCACGCATTAAAACAAGTTCAAGCAATTCTTTTTTTAAGGACATTGCATTGCTTTCATCTTTGTATTCAGGCTTCATTAAAGGATGTAATAATTTCCAATATTCTGAAAAATTATCAGGTGATATTTGATTAATAAGAATTCCTGTATCACCACATAACTTTAAAATTGCTTCTGCTGCACTAGATAATTCTTTCTTTTGTTCTTCTGTTGTAACACTTGCATCATTATTAATTGAATTATTAATTTTTGAATTTTGTAATAATGTGGTTAGAACTGTATTGGCTTTACCAGCAACAGCAAAATAACCGACAACATTAGAGAATGCTGATTTAAACCCAGGAAAAATCAAGAGGATACCAACTACGGCACCAAATATTAAAAACCAAGGTATAAAGGTCATAAAGATTGCAGTGACCATATTTTTACCTACATCACCTCCACATTTTGTTATTAATACAAATGAATTTACCGCATATTGACCAACTAAAACTAATAAAATATAAATAACAATAGAAATGTTTTTATCTTTAGTGTATTTAGCTAATTTTGCATTTGATTCACTAGTATTGTCTAATGCATCTATTGTAAGTGTTGGTTTAATACCACCAATAAAATATACTAACGTTGCAATTAAAAATGTTATAATTGAAATAAATGAACCATCTGTTGTAGTTTCTGTTTCATCTGCCATATAGATATTGTGTATAATTTATTTTGATATAATAAAAGTAATTATTATGAACTTCCAAGAGTTTACTAAACCTATATTAATTGAACCAGGTGTAAAATATTTTTTGAATGAAACATTAAAGCAGTGCAAAGATTTTAAGGACAAATATTACAATACAATATTTAATATGAGTTTAGGAGCGTTACTATTTTTATTTATTGGATTAATACTTATTTATAAATACAAAGGCAAGTTAACGCCGTCTGAAAAGGAGGAGAAAAACAGAGAAAAACAACAATATATTTTATCAAAAATAAAGAATTATCAAGATACAAAATTGAGAGCTCAACAAAATCTTATAACTGGTCTTCCAAATTGGGATAATGAATATGATTATTTACATAAGAAAATATAATTTTTAAAATTATAAATTTTTAAGTAGAATAAAATATAAATCTAATCTCTTATAATTATAGTATGAGTGATAATGAAGAAATAATAGAAGAACTTAATATTGAACCTCAAGTTCAATCTGAAGAATCAGAACCAGAACCAGAACAGGAAGAAGAAACAAAAAGCCCATCATCAGAAGAATTAAATGCAAGAAGACAAGAAATAATTGAAAGACAGTCTAAATCATCTAGTTTTGATAATGATGACAATTCATATGAAATACAAGATGATGAAGAATTTGATGAAGCTGTTAAAAAATATTACAGGCTAAAAAATGAGTATGATGAGAGTTTAAATAATCAAAAGAAGAAAATTTTAGCTACAAAAGGATTAAGTCTAAAGGACAAGCAAATTGAATTTAACAAGTTGAGGAAAAAGTGTATAAATTGTAAAAGACCTGTTGGCACTATTTTTGATACTAAAGTTATTGATGGAGGACCATTTAATTATAAAGATAGGCATTTAATTGCTTTATGTGGAGATAGGAATGAGCCTTGTCCATTAAATATTGATATTAATCTTAGTGCAACAACTAGTATTCGCAATGTTGTTAATATGTTTGAAAAAGAATTAAATGAATTTAAAAATCAAGTTATAATACACAAAAATGATTTATTATTTGGTTATATTACTCCAGAGAAAGCTGTTGAGAAATTTGATGAAATTAAAGAAAATATAAAAGGTAGTACTGAGATGTTTGATTTATTTTTTGAAATGTTAAATAATATTACAGATAATCCAAATAAGAAAGAAAAACTTGACAATCTTAAAAAGGAATTTTATGAAAACATTGATACATTAAAATCAATGATGGAAGAATTTAAGGCAAGTGGTACAACACAATATGTTTTAGATGCAGTTGAATTATATAAAAATGAAATTAACCCAACTGCAGAAAAAATAATGCATAAAAAATATGCTTACATCGGAATAGATTATGATGAAGATGATAAAACATATCATTTAGTCCAAAATAAAAATACAATTAGAGAACTTGAAACGGATGTAGGTGGTAAAGAAAAGTCTGTTGTTTCAATGAGTTTTGGAATGCCACAAAAAATAAAAAGAACTGTAGCTACAAAAATTCCTATGAATGCACCAATTGTGGTAGAGAGCATACCTACATTGAATAAGAAGAAGAAGGTAAAACTCGTAATTAATGAAGAATAAAATAACAAATAATTATATTAAAATAATTAATTAATATAAATGATAAGTAAGTATATTAATTTACCATTATTTTTAATAAGTTTTGCGATTGGTGTATTTTTTACATATGTTAGTGGTTCAGACTTGAAAACAATTTATGTATATCCAACTCCAGAAAATGTTGGAACTGTACAGTATAAAGATAATGCAGACAATTGTTATATTTACGAAGCAGTTGAAACAACTTGTCCAATTGATGAAACTAAAATAAGAACAATTCCAGTGCAAAATTGATATAGTTAAAATTAATATATTATTATAGTAATATATAAATGCATTTATCAAAATTTTTACATACAACAAGTGGTCATTATTTAATGTCAATATTGTTGGGGTTAGGCCTTGCTTCTCTCTTTAGAACTGTTTGTAAGGAGAAAAATTGTATAATATTAAAGGCTCCTGCTTCTTCAGAAATAAATGGAGAAGTATATAGATTTCAAGATAAATGTTATAAATATAATTCTAAAACAATAAAATGTGATAAAAATATGAAAACTGTAGAATAAGTAATATGCGTAATTATTATAAATAATTTGATTATAATAATTATATGTCAGGCGATAGTACAAGTATTATGGATTTACCAACAGACCCTATTGGTGGAGGTTCTGTGGGAGGTAATGTAGGAATTTCTATGCAAATTAGCGATAATTCTTCTTTACAACAATCAAATCAACCACAACAACATCAAGGAATGTCTTTAGATCAACAAACAATTAGCCAAATAGTAAATGGATTACAACAAGCAAGTGTTACGGGAGCAACACAATTACCATCTAGAGATATTCCTCAAAGTACAGAAAATATTATACACGACCCTAAAATTCAAGCAAACTACATTCCTCAAGAACAACAAAAAGATTATATTAGTGATTATGAAGACAATCAAGATATAATAAATAATTACAATAGAAATATTAAGAATGGAGATAGCTTAGATGAAATATATGATGAGATTCAAATTCCACTTTTAATTTCAGTGCTTTATTTTTTGTTCCAGTTACCAATTTTTAAGAAGTATTTATACAAATTTTTTCCGGCGCTTTTTGCGAATGATGGAAATATAAATATATATGGTTTACTTTTTATGAGCATATTATTTGGATTATTGTATTATATACTTTCAAAAATTATGAATACATACAGTAAATTTTAGATTATTGCTTAAAGATAATTTACATTAAAATGTATTATATTAAATGAACTGCAAAAGTGCTAAAAATCTAGACGCTGTTGTTAATAAAGAACAAAATCTTATTATAAAATTAGAAAATGAAGGGGTTAATAAGATTATAAACCACATAAAAAATCATAATTTGACGGGTGAAAATGTAATAAATATTATGAAGGACGGTGCAGATGAATTCAAAGAAAAAACAGGAAGAAATATGACTTATTCAGAGATTAGACAAATGTATGGTTAATAATTATATTTGTTAATTAAAATTAAATAACAAATAAAAAATATGTGGTTTATTTACATGATAAAGGCGTACGTAAATAAACTGATAGATGAATTACCTGAACATATAATTGAAAACCTTAAAAAACAAAAGAAAATAAATCTTGTTTTAGATGGTGGATTTTTTAACGGTAGTTATTTAATTGGAGCATTATATTTTTTAAAAGAGTTGGAAAAAAGAAAATACATAAAAATAAATAAATTATCTGGTTGTAGTATAGGTTCTTTATCTGCATTATTATATTTAATAGATGAATTAGATATGTCTTCAGAAATATATAATATAACAATTAAGTCTTTCAAAGAGACACAAAAATTAGATATTATAAACAGAGTTTTAGAGAGAATAATAAAAAAACAACCCAATGATTTCTGTAAAAGAGTATCAGGCAAGTTATTTATTTCTTATTATAACATTCATACAAAGGAGAAAATTGTTAAATCAGATTTCCATAACAATAATCAGTTAATTGAATATATTAAACGCTCTTGTTTTGTTCCATTTATGATAAATGGAAATTTGACGCGCAAAAATAAATATATTGATGGAATATTTCCTTACGATTTCTCTCTTGATAAATCAAATGAATGTATGAAAGAGAATATTAAAACACTTTATTTGGAATTATTAGGTTCTGATAAATTACATTATTTGTTATCTGTTAAAAATGAAAAAAGTAATTATCATCGTATATTATCAGGCATTTTAGATATACATTTATTTTTTATTAAAGAAAGTAAGACTCAAATGTGCAGTTATCTTGAAGACTTGGGATTCATTGATATAATTAAACATCGTATAATGAAAATTATTATTGAAAGTATAATATTATGGGTTGTATATGTTATATATTTAATGAAAAAATTCGTTAATCCAAATTTATATAAAAATAATATATTGTTCAAGATTTTAAACAAGATAATACAAGATATTTATGCTATTGTTATTGAGGATTATTGTTTTTGAATTCAGAAAAAAATAAACAAGATAAAAAAATACAAGTAAATGTTGTAAGTAAAAAGTTTGGCATATTACTCAAAATTAAGTGATTCAAAATTTTAATTTCAATGTTTATTTCTTTTTCATAATATTTACCTATTTTTCCACATTTTGACTCATCATTTCTACAACTTTCTGCAAACATATAAGTTATTTTATTTGTAACTATATCTTTTTCTCCAAATTTTTCACACTTACTCAAACTATATGAAAAATCATTGCTGTATAAAGGAGGTTTATAATGAAGACAATTTCTACAAGAAGGAATATTTATGTTTGTAATAATTTTTTCGGAATTTACTAATATAAAAAATAAATATAATATTTTCATTATATTTATTTTTGAAATTTATATTTAAGCATTTTTTATTTGAATATGAAAATACCACCTCTACCTCTTTTTTTTGTTTTTTTTGGTTTATTATTTATTTTCTTATTTTTAGTGGTTAATTTTTTATTCTTTGAATCCTTTGAATCCTTTGAATCCTTTGCTTTTAAAACGTCAACAGGACGATATGTTAAAAACCATTCGTTAAACTCACGAGTTCCACGCTTATCTTTTAATTCTTGAAATTTCTCTGATTTTTCAGCTCGCATTTCTTCACGACTTTCTTGATGACCGTAACAAGTAATACTAAATCTTTTTAGGAGACCTTTCTGTTCTAATCTATTCTTCTGTTGTACTTCAAAAAGGAATTTTGCCATACAAAGAATGCGGTCAACATCATAATAATTGCGACCAGTGTATAAAAAAGCCAAATAATAACTCAACATAGTATCAATAGTTGCTACGCGAATCATTTTTCCTTGTATGACAATATTATTATAACTATGACACGCAATAGGGTAATATATGAATGCAATAGTATCCGCACCAACTTGAACCTGAAGATGTTCTGGAATTACATCTCCAATAGGTTGTCTTTTAATAATTTTGACATTTTTTATATTAATATCCTTAAGACGTTCTTTAATTATTTCAGCAGTTGTCTCGGGGTCATTGGATATAACATCAAAGTCAGGTATTTTTTTCAATTGTTTTTGAAGAGCAAAAGGCATATATTTTGAATAGAGTGATATTGCATATCCACCGAAGAAAACTACACTTTGATTAACTAGTGTTTCTTTAACAGTTTCGTAAATTTCTTGACCGCGAATTTTATCTGCCATTTCTCTCTGAAAGTCAATATGTGAACATTGATGAGCTGTCAAAGGATAATGTTTATTAAGTAAAGTCAAACGTTTAAGAACCTTTTCCCAACGACTTGTATCACCTGCAGGGCGAGATAATTCAAGATACATTGACATCCTTAAATAATTTGGAGGTGCATAATAAATACCAGCAACTTTAATAGACTGTGCCTTTAATCTTTGATATAACTCCTTTGGAACATTAGTAATATCAGCAACAGGAATAAAATTAACGAATACCTTAAATGTTCCAAAATGTTGACCAGATTTTGATTCAACTTCCGTAAAACCAGAATTAAAATATAAATTCGCTAGTTCGATAGAATCATCTAGTGCATTTGAGGTAAAGAAATCATAATCAGGCATTTCAACTTCTCTATTATAAAATTGATCTTCTCTTGGTAAAATATTATTAATCGCAGTACCACCATAACAAATAAGACTTTTTTTTTTAATAAAATTTTCAACAATTTCAATAATTTTTTGAATTTCGGGTGAATTAATAATTCTTTTGCCAATTTTTTCTTCAGCGTCATCTACCGCAGCTCTTAAGATAGTTAATTCACAATCATCAAAAGATACTCCTCTATCACATATGTTTCGCATGTTTTTCTTATATTAATATAATAATATAATTATATAATAATTGTTATTTTGAATACGCATTTGTAATTTATATTTTATAATAGTGAAGATTTGAAATGGGACGCGCCCTTCGGATGCACTGGAATCCGACTATTGCTGAAATAAAATGTTCTATTTTATTTGTTGAAGGGTTTACAATATAAAGATATATTATAATATACTGCAAGTAATGTTAAATAAACAAATTGATATATTGTATTTTGTTTTATATTTTATAAAACCATACAACGTTGAAGAAGCATTAGAGCTTTCAAATAATTATTCTAATATTGCATATAATGGAATATTTTTAGATATTTACAATAAACGCAATTTACATTATTTTTCATTAGTTACAATTTTCCCTTCTTATTTTTATAATTACACAACGTATGGAGCGTTATTCTCAATGTTTACATTTTATTTATTCTATATTTCTTGTAGTAGATGTTATTATATAGTGTCTTCAAATTATAAATTTCAATACGATAAATAATTTATATATCAAACTTGTAATAATCAGCAGATACATTTCTTGTTTCATAAGAGTTGGCAGGGTTTTGTTGAACAGGGTCTTCAATATAAACCTGCTTGTATCTAAGTCTTTCAGGTTTCAATTCAAACGCACAACCATTATGGTCATAAAATGCACAATCAACCGCTAAATATTCGTCAAAGTTACTATAATTCATTGCGATAAATTGACAACCCATTTCACGACAAGAAATTGGATTCGGATTATCAGGTTTTGCTCCTTTATCAGGCATTACAAATGTCATAAATCTTTTATTGTATTCAATAAGCTCTAACATATCTGGTGTGTTTTTGACATCAAAGTAACTTAACTCTCGCATAAATATAGAATTGCTAGTCATATTAACATACTCATAAAAATCTTTACATTCCATAAACGATGTGTTAGTTTTATCTACAATTACAACAATTTTGCAAGTATTAGAATCTCCTTTTAATTGAAGTAAACCAATATCACCTATATTTTTAAATTTATTTTCAAAACTGTATTCTGGTCCTAAAAAGAAGTTATCAAATTTTTTAAATAAATTTGCAAAATTTTGGTACATAGTTTGATTCGTACTTTTTATTCTAAGATGAAAAATAACAGGATCAGTTGGATTCGGAGCATAAGAACTATTTGTAATAATATCCATTATATCAGAAAATGATACATAATTATATGTTTCTTTAATATAATAATTATCATTTTCAGTAGATGTTGCAACAACAGGCTGGTCATTAATAGAATAAATTTCAAAATCAAATCCACGAACACCTTGACGAACTAAATCTTTGAAAATACAATTACTTACAAATGAATTTTTATAACTACCTATGCTACAGCAGTTAAATGCAGTTTTAATATAATAATCTTTTAAAGTGTATGAAGAATCTGGATCAGATGGATTAATATTTTGTATTTTTAAGTTCTTTTCAGCGTATAAATCATCCATTGTTTTACAATTTCTAGAAATATAACTTTTTTCAAAATAATAATAAATCAATGCCATAATAATAATAATAATAATTACAACACTTATAAAATAAACAATAAATGTTTCCTTAGCATTTACAATGTACTTCATTATATCTCCTACAAATTTAGCTGGGTCTTTTGCAGTTTGACCAGCATTTTGAATTGTTGACGTCATCATTCCTTCTGGCATATCTAATATAATATATTATTTTTATAATAAATAAATTATATTGCTGAATAATAAAATTTATATATTTATTGCTTTAATTCTAATTAAATATATTATCAATATATTATAATAAATAATGCCAGGTGGTTTAATGAACTTAGCATCAGAAGGGCAACAAAATATAATATTAACTGGTAATCCAACAAAGACATTTTTCAAAAGCACATATGCAAAGTACAGTAACTTTGGTCTGCAAAAATTTCGTATTGATTTTGAAGGAGCTAAAACTTTACGTTTAACAGAAGAATCAGTATTTACATTTAAGATTAAGCGTTATGCAGATTTATTGATGGATTGTTATTTATCAGTTGATTTGCCTCAGATATGGAGTCCAATTATGCCTCCTTCAAATGATACAAATTCACAACAACAAAATAGTGGTATATGGGTTCCATATGAATTCCGTTGGATTGAGAATATTGGTGCACAATTAATATCAAGAATAACAATTACTTGTGGAAATCAAACTATACAGGAGTTTTCTGGTGCGTATTTGTTATCACAGGTTCAAAGAGATTTCAATTCTGATAAAAAGGCACTTTTTGATAAAATGATTGGAAATATTCCACAATTGAATGATCCAGGCAATTCAGGAACACGTGTGAATTCTTATCCAAATGCATTTTACACATCTGACCCTGCTGGTGCAGAACCATCAATTCGTGGTAAAACACTTGTTATACCATTAAATGCTTGGTTTGGGTTACGTTCGCAAATGGGATTTCCATTAGTATCTCTCCAATACAATGAATTACATATTACAGTAACATTAAGACCAATTCAAGAACTTTTTCAAATTCGCGATGTTTTTGATGCTGAAAACAATTATCCTTATATTGCACCAAATTTTAATTTGTGGTATATGCAATTTTATCGTTTTTTGCAAACACCACCCGATATTGAGTTAGGTGTGAATTCATATACAGACCAGCGAACAATTTGGAACGCAGATGTGCATTTGAATTGTACTTATTGTTTTCTCTCTAATGAAGAATCTAGAATTTTTGCATTGAATGAACAGAAGTATTTATTTAAACAAGTGAGAGAAAGTATATTTTATAATATAACGGGACCTAATAAGATTGAATTAGATTCACTTGGTATGATAAGTAGTTATATGTTTTATATGCAAAGAAGTGATGCAAACTTACGCAATGAATGGAGCAACTATACAAATTGGCCTTATAGATATATTCCGAATGATTTGATTCAAGCACCAACTACAAGTAATTATACAGTTATACGATATAATGGAGGAGTACCAACTCCTACACCAATTGGTCCTGGTGTAAATGTAGATGGTAAACTTACTGGATGGATGATTTCAGGAACTTATAGTTTTGAAAATGAAAAAAATATATTAACGAATTTAGGAATATTATTAGATGGTTCTTATAGAGAGAATATTCAGCCAGAGACTGTATACAATTTAATTGAAAAATACGTAAGGACAAATGGTAATGCACCAGATGGTTTGTATTGTTATAATTTTTGTTTTAATACATCTCCATATGATTTACAACCTTCAGGCGCAATTAATATGAGTCGTTTCTCAAATATAATGTTTGAACTTAACACGATAATACCACCATTAGATCCTCTTGCACAATCGTTAACAATATGTGATCCACAAACAGGAAATGTTATAGGAATAAATAAACCAACTTGGAGGATTTATGATTACAATTTTAATTTTATATTATTTGAAGAAAGAATAAATGTAGTGAATTTTGTCGGAGGAAATTGTGCACTAATGTATGCTACATAATAATTCGTTTAAATTATTTTATAATTTGAACTTAAAAATATAATAGTAAATAAAATATGTCAAATATAGGAATACCTGTTGAAACACAAATGAAAAATCAATTATTAAAGGCATTTAATGAACAATTTATGGAATTTGCAGATGCAATTATTTCCATTTTTCCAAATGACCCTGATCTAAGATTAGCAAAGAATGCATTCATATTTTTTAGAAAAACAAATCCAAAAATAATTATTGATGTTTGGTATAGGTATGTAGTATTAAAATACAAAGATGTTATTGAAGCAGGAGATGTTAGTTTCTTTTTAGAAAAAGATTATGGTGAGGATGTTGTTAATTTAAGTGAATGGAGTGCCAAAAGTTTGGAGGCAATTAATAGATTTAGAGCTCCTTTAAAAAGTATGAATACTGAAAATCAATTAACAGCAATGAAATATTGTCAGAATTTATCAAATCTGGCATTCCATTATTGGAATTAAATAAATATGGTTGAGTTTAATTTAAATATATAATATTCTAAAAGACATATAAATGGCAAATATAAATGCAGAACCTCCAGAGGAATTTATTAAAATAATCCCTGATTTTATTGGTGATATTAAAAATACTTTTCCAGAATACGAGGGACTTATTGACAAATGGTGGAAACCGAAAGCATTTGATGACATAGAGGATGAAGAAGCAAAAAATGTGGAAATTATGAAAGACAAAGAAACGCGTATTAAATTTATATTTAAACATAGTTTAACGATTTACCCTCTTTGTTTTTTTGAAATTATATACAAAAATCCGGATATTTTCAATGAGGAATCAACTGTAAATACAGAGTTTTTACCTGGCGTAAGCTTCAAATATTTATGGAAACTTGATATTAGCGATAAAACTCGTGAAACAATATGGAGGTATTTACAATTAATATCTATTTCTATTATTGGATGTGTTCATAACAAAGAAGCATTTGGTAGCACTTCAAAATTTTTTGAAAATATTGATGAAGATGATTTTAAAAGTAAGTTGGAGGAAACTTTTGGAAAAATGCAAGGATTCTTTGATGATATGAATTTTGATTCATTTGACGAATGTCCAGAAGGTGTTCCTTTAAATAATCCGAAATCAGAAAATATGCCTTCTGCAAATGATATTCATAGCCATATTAATAATATGTTAGGTGGAAAACTAGGTGATTTGGCAAAAGAGATTGCAGAAGATACTGCAAATGATCTTAATATTGATATGGATAATCCAAGTGATATTAAAGGAGTATTTCAAAACATATTTAAAAACCCAGGAAAACTAATGGGAATGGTAAAAAATGTTGGAGATAAATTAGATAGCAAAATCAAATCTGGTGATATTAAACAAAGCGAATTAATTGCAGAAGCAACTGAAATTATGAATAAGATGAAGGATATGCCTGGAATGGGAGATATTCAGAGTATGTTGAGTAAGATGGGAATGGGTGGTGCTGCTGCTGGAGGTGGTAAAATGAATATGAATGCAATGCAATCTCAGCTTAAACGGAATATGAAGTTGGCTCAGATGAAAGAAAGAATGAAGAGTAAAGTAGAATCACAACAACAACAACAACAGCAAGAACAAACACATCAGCAACAAACACAAGGGCTATCAGACGACCAATTAATTTCTGTATTTAGCACAGGAGAGAAAGTGGAAAAAACACCAGTTGGAGCAAAACCCTTGAAAAAGGGGAAGAAGAATGAAAAGAATAAGAAGAAAAGTTAATTTATAATTTTTATGATTTACAAAATTGAATTTCATAAAAATTAAGTAATGTTATTATATATAATATGTCAAATACATTCTGGTTAAATGACCCTACAATATTATTAAACAAAAATTATGTCACACAATTATGGCCTTGTCCTAAAATGTCGTTTGAAGAAAAAATGAATTCTATTAGTAGACTGGTAATCATATTAACTATTTTAGGATTTATTTTTACAATGTCTTTAAGAATTTTGTTTATTGGCTTTGTTACATTGTTTGCAATCATTTTAATGAATTTTTATAAAAATCCTAATTCAAAATCAAAGGAAGGGTTTAGAAAACGTGTTACTTTTCAAGGAGCTGAAGATAATTATTCGCAAAATCAAATAAAAATTAGAAATCCTGAAACATTGGAATATTATTTAAAGAGTGATTTTGAACAAGTTAATAAAAAAAATCCGTTCAATAATGTTTTATTGACGCAAATAAATGATGATCCAGAAAGGAAGGCTGCACCTCCTTCTTTTAATCCAGATGTAGATGAAGATATTACCAGAAATGTTAAAAAGATGGTTCAAAGCTTGAATCCTGGTATCAAGGACACAAATAAACAATTATTTGGAGATTTAGGAGAGAACTTTTATTTGGACCAATCTATGAGAATTTTCAATTCTAATCCAAATACTAGGGTTGCATCTGATCAAGGAGCATTTGGTGAATTTTTATATGGAAATATGCCAAGTGCCAAAGAAGGAAATCCTTTTGCATTGGTCCAAGACAATTACAGATATACTCTTTATTAATTATTTTGCAATTTGCAATTGGTTTTTATTGGATTTCCGCACCAATCTGTTAAAAAAACATTTGGCATTTCTCTCAATCTACAAGGGACAACATAACAATAATCTCTACAAATCCAACTATTATTATTGTATGTCCTAAAATTTGATGAATGAACATGAATTGTTTTAATATCGTAACAAGGATTACTTATATAAATTCCAGAAGTGTATATTACATTTGCAAATGCATTATCGCAACCTAAAACACCAAATTCAAAGTCAATGCGATTTATATCAATCTTTAGTGGACTTTTAAAAATCCAAGAATCTTGAGAATTAATGCGAGGTCTATTATTTTCAGAATATAAAAAAAGAGAATTATCAACATTTTGATCGTATCTTAATAAAGCAAATACATTATTTGTGATAGTTGTATTGTTAATTTTTTCAAGAGTCTCATCAAAATAGATATCGCTATTAGAGAGAATACAATATCTATTTTTACATTCTTCACAATTATTAATGAAATTAATTGCATCATCAAACCTTAATTTATAATTTGGAAAACTATTAATAATAATTTGTTGAATCTTATTATTTTTTTCATTTTCATTTTCATTTTCATTTAATGATAGTTTTTTTGGAAATTCATATATTTCATTATTTAATAAATATATTTTTGTTATTAATGGATTTTCATAGTTTTTTTGTAAACATAAATTTATTTCCTTCTCTCTTAATTCATTATTAGGAATATAAAATGATGTAATAAGAATCATAACTTTATATAATTATTTTGTTTATTTTAAATAATTATATAATAGAATAATTTAGAACTTGTCATAAATTTAATTATCATAAAATAAAATAATGTATTCTATATATAAATATGGCATATGTTACTAATTTTACATTTGATAATATGTCAAGAATTGGGAATGACACATGTACACAGGATCAAAATTCAATTCAAAACATAAGTGCATCCAATTATTTATTACAAAATTACTTTGCTGACGATTGTTCTATGAGACAACCAATTGCTTTAGCAACCACCCAACCTGGAGTCTTTTATAATGGAGGTTCCGGTTCTGGTGCAGGAGGATGTAATATTGATAAGAGCTCTGAGCTTTTAATTGGTACTATTCAAACAAATCCTAAGGCAAGAATTGATCTTTTCCATCGTCCTTTTGCTACTGTTCCTTATCTAGGACGCGGTTCTGTTAATCCTGTTTTAGAATCTCAAATTCAACAGGGTGAATTTGTTACAAATAAGCGCACTGTCACCAAATTGACTGAGAAGAGTTATATAAAATATTCTAATACTCCTCTAATTCCTAGTGTAAAAGATCGTGTTACAAATCCTGCTTATTGTGTTGAAGGCGTTGCTTCTGACGGATGGATTCGTGGAGGAGTACCATCTCGTGAGCTTACACGCGATAAAGATTATTTTAATACACATACTACAGACCAATATGTCTAAGTAATTGGATATCATATTTTGAATTTTAAGTATTTAAAAATATGATTATAAAACAAAATATTAATATGTATAATACAAAAATTAATTGCAATTATCAAAACCATTTTTATAATGTAAATAACAATAATGTAAATAGCGACAATTATGATTTGGTAAATAAATTATATCAAGATGATTTTCTTCAAGTTTTTGGAGTAGAAGATTATTATGACGAAATTATTAATTCAACTATAAATGATATATATAGTAAACTCAGTAAATTAGAAAATATGAATGGACTCTTGAAAAAACTAGCAACCAAATTTATGAGTCAAGATGCTGAAATCGGATTAATGGTTGGACTTTCTTATGATTACTTCTATTTAATGCATCCTTGTATTTGCGATCTTTTAGAAAAGGGTGAAATAACAAGCGTGAATTATGATTCATTAAAAAATTCAATAGAAAATAATATAAATGAAAATAAATAATAATATAATTATGGATATTTATAAATTAACTAATTTTGGAGTTACGATATGGACATCTTATACTTTATTCAAAATTCTAATACCAGGAGATTTAAGTTTACATATAACAAAAGATGTGATTGCATTGGCATCTGCAATTTATATTGGATACATATTTAATAGTTAGATTTAATAAATAAAAAAGAAAATAATATTATATATTATTAATGGCATCAACACGAAATATAAATACACCTGGAAACTATTATTTAGAACAAAAAGAATATAAACATTCAGAGAATTATACACTTTATCCAAATTCTCAATATGGAAAAGCATATTCTACAAAATTGCCAGGATTAGGTGTGAATCCAGCTCAAATTCCTTGGAATCAACTCTCAAATAATGCTGTTGAAATAGAATCTTTTTTATTCGGAATTGATTCAACAAATTTAGTTAATCCTGGAGGTCCACTTGTAGCAGAATTGAAAAATTTAGAAACTGCTCATTTTTTTAGTAGGAATGCAACATTAATGCCGGAGCCTTTAGTAGTTGAGAAATCACAGCGCCCATTTCCTTGTCCTAAATAATTTTACATACTTGAAAATTTGAAACCACATCTTTAATCATTTTAATATTATTTTTTCAAAATAATATTAAACATAATAATTTGTTTATCATTATATATTATGAGTAATATTGAAACAACAAATGTCAATACAAGAAACTTAAATACTGAAACTATTAATGGAATACCTACATCAAATTATATATCTGGTGTGCGTGTTGACGGAGGGATGTATGTGAATTGTGGTTCTTGTACTGATTCTAATGGAAACTCTTGTAACGGTCAATTACCTTGTGATTATGAGCCAGGACCGTGTGATTGTTTTATACCAGATGCAATGGGTGGAGCTACTGGGCCTACTGGAACAACAGGATCTACTGGTTCAACAGGACCTACGGGTCCAAGAGGTTTTACAGGAACAACAGGTTCAACTGGAACAACAGGAACAACAGGTTCAACTGGAACAACAGGAACAACCGGTTCAACTGGAACAACAGGAACAACAGGTTCAACTGGAACAACAGGAACAACCGGTTCAACTGGAACAACAGGTTCAACTGGAACAACAGGAACAACCGGTTCAACTGGAACAACAGGAACAACAGGTTCAACTGGAACAACAGGACCTACGGGTCCAAGAGGTTTTACAGGCCCAACAGGAACAACAGGAACTACAGGAACAACAGGAACAACAGGAACAACAGGTTCAACTGGAACAACAGGAACAACAGGAACAACAGGAACAACAGGAACAACTGGAACAACAGGAACAACAGGAACAACAGGAACAACAGGAACAACAGGAACAACAGGAACAACAGGTTCAACAGGAACAACAGGTTCAACTGGAACAACAGGTTCAACTGGAATGACAGGAACAACAGGACCTACTGGTCTTCAAGGAACAACAGGACCTACTGGACCAAATTCTCCTATTCCTAACTTAGAACAAGTTTTAATTTCTGGAAATAGTGCATTAAACCAAACCATTATTTTGAATGACCCTTTATATAGTTCAACTCTTTCTATTGATGGATTTGTCAATAATACCTCTTTATTGACTTTGGAAAATACCTATGGTGGTGTTCAAATTAGTGGTGGTGATTTTATAAATATAGATACACAAGAGGGAATAAATTTAACAAGTTCAGGACAAAATATAGGTTTAACTGCCGATAGTAGTATTTTGTTGAATGCAACAAATGGTGTTTTTCAAGTGGATGCTCTGTTGGGTGTAAATATAAATAGTAATTTGAATGTAAATTCAAAATTATATTTAACAAATACCAATCCTCCAACTGCCCCAACAAAGACCATTACTATTGATGCTTCTAATCTGTTAATTGAATATGAAAGTGATACCAATCAAGATTTAATTTTACAATCTTCATCATCAGGGTCTTTAAGGTATCGTCAAACTGGTGTAGGTGCTACAACTTTAAATTTAGTTTTAAATCCTGAATCAATTAATATATATGACCCTACTAATCCAAATTCAACAGATAATTCAAAACTTTCAAATACACAATTACTGATGTTAAACCCAAATAGTTTCGGCGACCCTATTTATACACAGATTACCCCTACTGGTGTAAATCTATTAGATTCTAACTTAATTACAACTAATTTAACTACTACTGGATTAGCGAGTAGCGGTGATATTAATTTGGATACCCCGAATGGTAATGTAATTATAAATGGTTCTACATATCCACCAGTAGTTCCAGCGGATACTTTGGAAGCGGTTTTAACTGCTGGAAACCAAGCAACACAAGATATTCAAATATTAAATGATTTAACCACTCCAACAATCACAGCAGATTATAAGTTTGACGGATTAACGGCAATAGACACCACTACTCCGTTCAGCTCCCAAGCAAATATTACCGCAACTGGAATGTCGCTTATAGACGGAAACGATAATTCTGCGTCTTACGGAATAGGACAAATAAATATGAATAACAACACTGGGTCACAATTGATTACTTTAACTGCGAATGTTGCCGACCCTAATATGAAAATTACCAATAACGGCGGTAATTATACTTCTACTCTTTCGGCACAAACTCTATCTATTTACGATACTGGCGATACACAGACAGCAAGTTTGGCGGATATTATTGGTTTTGCTAATTCTACTTTTGATTTACAAGCAACTTTAACAAGAGGAAACCAAGCAGACAACAAAGATTTAATACTTTATATGAGTGCTACTTCGACAGGTAATACTGGGTTAGTCCTAATAGACGACAACGCTTCTCCAAAAGAAACGACAAAATTGTATCCTACTTTCGTTCAATACGACGACTCCGATACAACGTATTGGGCGAGTTGGTTAAATATTATCCTCAAAGCGAATGCTGAAACGCCAACATTGGACCAAGTTCTTACTTCTGGAAATACAAGTTCTAATTCAATTTATTTAACTAATAGTGCGACTGGATATAGAGGGTCAGTTTATCAAACTGCTGGTAGTATTGTTTCTGCTTCATCTTATTATCCGTCTTTTGTGGATAGTAGCGGTAATGGTTATAAAGAACCTTTAACTTTTTCTAATTTATCGTATAATCCAAATGCTAATCAACTAACTTGTAGTATCAACGGCACTTCTGCTTACAGCGAAACGATTTTAACTAACTACGACAGTACAATCGGCACTACTTATTATCCTTGTATGGCGTTAAATCCAACTGGAGCAGGGTATAAAAGTGTTTATATGCCCCAAACAATATCTTTTAATGCGAGTGCTTCAATGGGACAAATTACAGCAACGCAATTTGTAGGTGCTTTGGTTGGAAATGCCCAAACGGCAACAACCGCTACAACCGCTACGAATGTTGGTATTACAAGTGATAATACTTCAGGGACATATTACATTCCTTTTGCGAAAACATCAGGAAGTGGAGGCAAACCACTTTTTATTGATGATGCGACTGGTCCGTTATCATATAATCCATTTACATCTACTTTGACTGCTACTACTTTTTCAGGTTCTACTATTAATGGAACAAGTGGTATAAATATTCAATATAATGCTAATACTAAAATTGCTATTACTTCTACAGGTGCTACCCTTACAGGGACTCTTAACGCTGATACTATTAATAGCAATAGTGGTCTTTACCTTAATTATAATGGAACAAATTATTCATATATAGGTGGAAGCGGGGTTCAACAGACATTATTGACTGCTCCAAATACCGCAACTTTTTCATCAGGAACTCTTACTATCCTTACAACTACACTCGCACCTTATCCAACTTTTTATACTAATCTTATTACTTTTTCTGGAACAACAAATACAATTTCTGCGATTACACCACCTACAAATATGCCTGTTGGAGGTATGTATTTAGTTTATATGACAAATGTAGGGTCTGGTATTTTAACTATTAATGCTACTGGATTGGGAACAGTAATTAAAACGACATATACAAGTGCTGTATCTGTTCCTGCTACATCTGGATTTGCTTTAGGTTCGCTTACAAAAATTAATTCAACTCCTACTTATATATGGTCTGTTAATTTAGTAGCGTAAAATAAAATCTATATATATTTTATAATATGTATGGATTATTACAAACAACTCAAGCACCTTTTCAATTTGTATGGTGTTCTACTGGTTTGGGTCAATATCAAATTGGTCTTGGTGCGAATATAAGATATTTTTTAGCACCTACGGATAATACTGCTGGTGGTGTGTATGCTTCGGTTAGTGGAAAATCACCAAATAATTATACTAATCAAAGAGGAGCATTAACATATTCGTTTATTGGAACTGGCGACCATAGTGTTAATAAAACAACCGCACCACCTTATACTGATAGTGTTAGTGTTCTTACTGCTGACACTACATATTACACTTTAACAATCACAGAAGGAGGCACAGGTCAAAGTTGTATATATAAGAATAGTATTGCTTGGGGTGCGATTTAATTGACTAGATTATGAATATAATACTATCTAATATTATGAATACATAAAAATAAATAATGTATAAATCTTATATTATACATACATAATATAAGATGTCAATTTCATCAAAATATTTAGCTGAAAAATTATGTTGTAATACAAAATTGACAACTTTTTTAAATAAAAAAAATGGTAAAGACACAACAGGTGATGTAGGTGCAAAAGGATTTCAAGGTCCCCAAGGACCTGTTGGATTACCAGGCACTGGTGCGCAAGGACCTCAAGGACCAAAGGGTGGTGGACAACGTGGTCCACAAGGCCCACAAGGTCCTCCTTACGGTTCTAACTATTTATATAAATTTGCATTGGATAATGTAGCTTCTCATTCTTATACTTCACCTAGTTTTGAACAGCTTTACGCATTTCCAACCGTCATTACATTAAATGCAGGTTCTTATGCAATAAATTGGACTTTTGATTCATCTATGAATGATGCAACAGAATCATATTTATATGTTGAATTTATTGGTGCATTGGGTTCTTATCCAACTAACATATACACAGAAACGAATCCGTGTCCAACTATTCCTAACATAAATAATAATAATTTTCAAGCATCTGGTTCTGAAATTTTTACATTAGGAGTAAATGATGTTATTCAATGTGCGATTTATTTCAAATCAAACGCAAATGCAATTGTAAATTATAATTTCAATATACAAATAAATCCAAATCCAGTATTAATATTAATTTAAAATTATAAAAATTAAAGAAATATAATTTATTATTATAATAATGTCAAGTTCAATAAATTTAGGAAGTAGTCGTTGTTGTAATTTAAATAGTGGTGGAAAAGGGGCACAAGGATCACAAGGGGCGCAAGGTTCAGGTGGACCAATTGGTCCAATTGGACCACAAGGGCCAACTGGTGCACAAGGTCCAACTGGTGCGCAGGGAACAGGTTGTGCTGGACCACAAGGTGCAGCTGGTCCTGCATATGGTGCGAATCCATTACAGCTTTTATCTTTATCTCCTGGATATACTTCAGTCAATTATAATAGCTCACCAAGTTTTCAAATAATAAGCACACTTCCTACAGGCACTATTACTATTGCAGCAGGAGATTACAATGTTAACTGGTCATTTAATGCAAGTATTGTAACATTACCAAATTATGCATTTATATATTTTACGTTGACATCTTCACCTACAAATGTTTATACATCAACAAATCCTTGTCCGTTATATATTTCAGGGTCAGCACCTAATGTATCATTAACTGCAAGTGGAAATGAAGTGATTCCAAGTTTATTAGCAGGTTCATATAATTTAAATTTGCATTTTAAGTCATCATCTAATATTACAAATTTAGATTTTAATTATAATTTTACTTTAGACCCAAATCCAGTTAATTATAATCCAGCTAGTTATCCATAAAGCGAAGGTTTTATAAAACAATAAAATTATAGTATAATATTATATTATCTAATAATAATATTATGGCATTTACCAGATTTCACGATGACGAATCCAGAATTATTAAACAGCTTCAACAGTCCACTGGACCAGGAAGGTGGATTCTGAATGTTCCTGGTGCTGGAGACAAACCTGCATATATGGCAGATCCTCAAATTAGAATACAAACTTGGGGTGGAAATTTGATGACTAATAGTGTTAACTTGGAAAGTGAATTATTGGGTATTAATCGTCGTTTAAATCATGATTGTTTAGGCAAGAATTTATTTACTGACCCAAAGAATCAGGTAGATACACGTAAAATAGAATATCCTACTTGCAAGAAACTTTACACAGAAGAATCACGTACTATTGCACCTGCTTGGATGGTTCGTGATTTAGAACAAGTTAATTGGTATACATTGCCATTGAATCCACAAGAAAATACTTGTATTCCTTTTCAAAATAATTTAAGCACTAGAATTTTAGAAAAGGATTATTTTGTTCAAAAAAGAGAATGTATTTTTAATAATAATTATTCTGAATTGCCATCCAGTTTTGGAGTTATTCGTGGAGGAACGTGTCAACAAACAAATTCTTGTCAAACGCTATAATTTTTTGAATTCCTTTTACACATTCCAAATCTTTAATGGTATATATGTTTTCTACTTTTACGTTTTTTCATTTTACGTTTTTTCATTTTACGTTTTTTAGTTTTTGTAAAATTATTTTTCTTTCCATAGCCTTGATTTTCAATTAAAGGCAAATACCACGGTGTTATACTAACGTGTCCTTGAATAACAGGAGCTGGATGAAAAACAGCATCCTCTGGAATAACATGATAATAATGATTATATTTTACAGGACTAATTTCATAGTTTATAAAATTATTGTTTTTATAAAATTTTAAAGCATTATTTGTATCTACAGAATCTAAACGTATTTCATTACATTTTAATATTGTAGCAATGTATTTTATTGTATTTATTAAAAATTTACCACATAGTCCCCATTTTTCATCTGAGCAAATCATTGATATGTATAAAAATTTATGATTATTACTATCTTTTAATACTATTATAAATGCGATACATTTTGGTTGATAAATTGAATCATCTATACCATTATTAATAAATATTATAAAATCGGAACTGAAGAGTGATTTTTTTACATATTCTAAATTTAAACCGCAAAATTCTGTCATCCACATATATTCTAATATTTGATTAAACGTATCAACGCCATTTCTTTTTCTATTTTTAATTAAAATTGTATGTTCGCATTTTTTTAAGTCACTTTCTATTTCTTTTATATCTAATCTTTCACCTCCCCCGCCTCTTGAAACTGATTTTTCTTCTGGTGTGTGTCTTTTACTATGACTACTACTATTATGACTACTACTATTATGACTACTACTATTATGAATACTACTATTATGACTACTACTACGTCCATTACGTATGGGAAACTCAACCATTTCTATTTCTCTTATAACTGGTGTATCATCTACATTTAAATTATTTAATACAATAATTATATTCAGTTCGCTTTCTATAGCACTCTTTTTACTCATATTATTTATTTAGAAAATATTTTTATTATTGGTCAAGATAATTAACTAATAATTGATTATTTAGAATCAGAATAAGAATAATAAATAAATCTATTTATTATTATATTCAATAAAATATAATAATTTATATATATAACTATGGAATTAGCAATACCATTATTAGCATTAGGAGGAGCATATGTTATAACAAATCAGAATAATTCTCAAAAAAATAAAGCAGAAAATTTTACAAATATGGGAAAACCAAAACAAAATCAAACAATGAATACAAAATTACCAAATTCAAACCCAATGCCAGTGAATTATCCTGTTGAGAATTTAAACAAAATTGTTGAAACAGTTAAGACATACCCAAACCCAAATGTAGCAACAGATAAATACTTTAACCAAAACTTATATCAAACATCCCAAGTTTCAGGAGTGAATGTAAGTGATAATGTTCAACAAGTTTATTCACTAACTGGAAATTATTTAGATACACAACAATTCAAACATAATAATATGGTGCCTTTTTATGGTGCAAAAATTAAAGGTCAATTATATGGTGCAAATATGGGCGAGACAATATTAGATAATATGGTTGGTAGTGGTTCTCAAACAATTAAGAAGATTGAACAAGCACCACTTTTTAAACCAGAAGAACAAATGCAATGGGCGTTTGGTGCCCCAAATATGAGCGATTTTTATCAATCACGTGTGAATCCAGGAATGAATAATGCAAATGTTAAACCATTTGAAACCAAGAATGTTGGACCAGGTCTTAATTCAGGTTACACAACTGCTGGTAGTGGTGGATATAATTCAGGAATGGAAGCTCGTAACAGTTGGTTACCAAAAACAGTAGATGAATTGCGCGTTGTTACTAATCCAAAAACAGAATATTCTCTAGATAATCATCAAGGTCCAGCAACATTTTCAATACAAAATGCACCAAATAAAGAGATCATTGGAAAGGTTGAGAAATATCAACCAGATAGATTCTTTATTCAAACACAGGACCGTTGGCTTACTACTACTGGTCAAGAAAAGGGTCAAGCATTAAGACCAGTTCAAGAAATTCATTATACAGCTCGTAATGATATTACACAACCTTACACTGGCGTTGCTTCTGGTGACAAGAATGCATCCTATTGTCCTTCAAATTTTGAACCAACCAAAAGAAATGAGGTTGCTATGATAGATGTTCCTCATTCTAATGCTTGTGGTCGTGGAACACACGAAGATAAAGACAACTATTTGAAAAGTCATACTAATTATGTAAATAACCGTGCTACAGTAAGACAACCAGATACAATGCGAAGTGGCTTTGGAAGAGCAATTGGTGCAGTAATTGCACCAATTATGGATATTTTTAAACCTACTAGAAAGGAAGAGTTTTCTTGCAATATGCGTGTTTACGGAAACGGAGGTTCAGAAGTAAATAGTGGATATGTTATTAATCCAAATGACGTTACTCCTACTACTATTAAGGAGACTACATTGTATTCACCAAATTTATTTGTTGGAAATCAAATAGAAGGAGGAGGATATATGACAAATGAACAACAGCCTATAACAAATCAACGTGATACTACAAATTGTAGTGCTTACGGCACTGGAGGAAATAGTTCTGGACATATGAATTATAATGCTGCTTATATCCAAACAAATAATGAAACAAAACAAATATCCGTACAAAACAGACCAAATCAAGGAAATACAAATATTTTCAATCAACAAATGAATGTTTCTGTTGGACGCATTGATTCAGATAGAGATAATACACGTATGTGGGTTCCGTCAAATATGCCTCAAATGCCTATGAGTAAAGAAACATATGGTAAAATACGTTCACCTCAATATTATGACGAATGTAAGATTGGTTGTGATAGAATACAACCTGATATTTTAAATGCATTTAAAAATAACCCTTACACTCATAGTCTTACAACATCCGTTTAAAATTATTATAAAATATTTACGTTTAATAACATATAAAAAATAAGACCATTATTATAATAATCAAAATATGTTATTAAATATCCATCAAAAAATAATAGAGAAATTAGATTACTTTCATAAAATTCATAAAATCCCAAATATTATATTTCATGGACCATCTGGGAGTGGAAAAAGAACAATTGTTGGAAATTTTATAAACAAAATTTATAACAATGAGAAAGACCGAATCAAATCTTTTGTTATGTATGTGAATTGTGCTCACGGAAAGGGAATAAAATTTATTAGAGAAGATTTAAAGTTTTTTGCAAAAACACACATTAATTCTAATGGTGGTGATGTATTTAAAAGTATTATATTACTAAATGCAGATAAATTAACTACTGATGCGCAATCTGCATTGCGAAGATGTATAGAACTTTTCAGTCACAACACTAGGTTCTTTATAATTGTAGAGGATAAATATAAACTCTTGAAACCTATTCTTTCACGTTTTTGTGAAATATACGTTTCAGAACCAATAATTTATGGAGTAGCAACAAATTTGTATAAATACAATTTGAATCAGGTATATAAATTCAAGGAACTAAAAAACTCGCGAATTGAATGGTTAAAAAAAGAACTTTTAAAAATTAAGGATGAAATATCTCATTCCAAAATTATAGAAATTCCTACAAAATTATATGAAAAAGGATATAGTGGATTAGATATAATACAATTAATTGAGAATAATAATATTTTTACTGACTTATCTTATGATAAAAGATACGAATTATTATTTGCATTTAATAAAATTAAAAAGGAGTTAAGAAATGAAAAAATATTAATTATGTTTATTTTAAATTTCCTTTTCTTAAATCGTGAATCAAATTTAGAAAATATTAGTTTTATGTAAATTCTTTTATTTCTATTGTTACGACTTAATTATTTAGAAAAATAAGTTTGAAATCAAGAACTATTAAATATGTATAAATCATTGATGGACGATTTTATTGTATCTACTTTACACGAAAGCAAGAATGAATGGGGGTCTAGATTACTCACTATTTTAACTCCACATATTATTGAAGGATTGAGGTCTATTTTTGATGAAGCATTCAAATTATGTAAAGAAAATGATGAAGTAGACAAATATTTAATGACTTTTCAAAATTTTATTACTCGTATACCTAAATGGAATCCTAATATAATTGAATCAGAAAGGAAACGCATTATTGAAAAAAGTAACTGTGGGCATTTAGAAGATTTGATAACTTGTGTTCATATTATCCAATTAAAAATATTAACTGCTATGAGGGTCGGTCAAAAGCAGAAGAAAATTGATGTTAATATTCCAAAGTTAGATGATTTTATTCACAAAGTTTATATTAATGTTGCTAGAAAGGTCTATAAAAATGTTTATTTATTTGAAATAGGCATTCCACCTCTTCAAATCCAGAAACATAATAGAGAGCTTGAAATCATTGTTCAAGAGTGTATTTTAACTTCAGTGAGAGAAAGTATACCAATTGAGACTATTTTGCGTGCTTATATGGATGAAACAGTTGAGGAAGATGTTGTAGAAGAAATAAAGGAGCAAGAAATAGAAGACCCTGAAAAGAAAAAGATTGATGAACAGAAAGCTCTTGCTGCTGCCGCACCTCCTCAAATTATTAGTGAAGTTTCTAATGTTCCTGTTGTTGCATCAGAAATACCTGATCTGCTTCCAGATAACTCAACTAAATTATCATTCAATGACATTGATATGGCTAGGGATATTAATAATATTGAAGAACAAATTGTTGCTCCAAAGGATGAAAAACGATTAGAACAAATTAGTGAAATACGTAATGCTCAAAGAAAGGCTGAAGAAGCGGCAGAGGAAGATGATGATGACCCATTGCCAAAGCTCCAGATTTTTGACCAAAATGTTGTTCTTGATAATTTAGATATTCACGTTATTGGCCAACCTGAAATTGAACTAATACCTGATTTGTTAATAGATGATATTGAAGTGCTTCCTTAAATATATAATAATAAAATGCAGTATCGTGTAAAATATTCAATTGTACATTAAGTTAAATAATAATAATTATAATTTATTATTATTATATGACAGTAATTAATGGAATTGAAATTGATTGTATAAATTACAAAAAAAATGATATAAAATATGCTATTCAAAATAATGAACCTATTGAAAAAAAATTAAATGTTATTATAGTTATTTCAAATCCTTGTTTATACGCAACAAGATATAAACTACTGAATGAATTTGTTAGAAGAATAGAAGATGAAGAGGAAAATGTTAATTTATTTATTGTAGAAATGATTTATGGGAAACAAAAATACATAATTACTGATAAAAAAAAGAAGAACCATTTACAAATTCATTGTGAAACACCAATTTGGCATAAAGAAAATATGATAAATTTAGGCGTAAAATATTTGTTACCGGAAAATTATAAGGCATTTGCTTGGATTGATGCAGATATTGAATTTGATAGTAATACTTGGGCTTTAGATACATTAAAAATATTAAATGGAACAAAGGATATAGTTCAATTATTTGGACTTTGTCTTGATATGGATAAAGAAGAATCAAATTTACACCCTTGAAGATTTAAAACCACACCTTTAATTATTTTTTATATTTTTTCTCAAGATAATATACATGACTAAAACATAAGAAATATATAAAATTGATTTAAAAAATATAAATATAATTAATATATAGAAACAAATGGATACTTCAAAAATGAATAAAACACAACTATTGGATAAATGTAAAGAACTTAAAATTAAATTAAATATGTAAATACAAATACAACTACAACTACAACTACAAATGCCGAACAATCATTCTTTGAAAATAAATTGATTGAAGAAAATAAATTTCTAACAGATAATCTATTACAAACACAACAAAAACTTTTACATGCAGAAGAAAAAATTAAGCAGTTAGAAGAAGAAATACTATCATTAAAAACTCAAAAACAAAGTAAATCTATTAAGAATTATTTTGGAAAGAAATGATCGTTGTATGTTTTGTTTCCATATGTAATTTAAATAATCCTTTTGAGAAATTACCAAAATCACACACTTCACAATAATATTTAAACTCTTTTTTTCTCTCTTCTTTATTTGAGTGATTATTTAAATAATGAAGTTTCATATTTGTTGAACTTGTAGTGTTATATGTACATAATTTACATTGTGGTTCTAATTTTTTATCCTTACGAGGTTTTCTTTTTCCATTATTTTTATGTTTTTCACATTCCAAATGTTGCTTCCAGTGTGCTTGATATAAACACTTATAATTAC